GCTCGGGAAGTGGGGGTGGGGTGGTGACGGGCGGGGCGGGGATTGCGAACATTTCTACCGGTTCGGAGAGTAGCGTAGCTCCCACTTCCTTTACCTTCTCCAGTAGAGTTTCTTTGGTCTTGAATGGATTAGTGCAGACGCTTGCAATGGTGTTATGCACAACCGCTACCCACCCCAGCGATACAGGCGGCTTGGGGACGATTTGGAGGTCAGTATCTCTCACTCTCCGCCAAATTGTCTCACCCGCAGCAGTATAAATTTGGTGCTCTTCAAATGCTCCAAAATCAATCACGGCAATGATGGGATATGTTGCGTATCGGCTCTTCATATCCGTGCAAACAATCCGTACAGACCTCCCGCTGGCGGTCTGCACAACGTGGGTGCCTTTCTCAAGCACCAAGTCGCGGTAGGTGTCGATAAAATTCATGATGGTAGGGGGTTATCCAAGTAAGTAGCTGCTTACATAATGATTGCCAGCATGTTCCTTTTTTGTGTTGGGGTGCAGCTTGCGAAAAGCATCATAAGGCCAGGTAGCATAGATTCGCATGTGCCGAGAATGAAATACGGTTGTTTTTGTAATGCTCAACTTAAGTGCCTTCTTGAGCTTTCTAGGTAGCTTCTTTACGCGTCGTTTCATGGTAGAGGCAGGGGTTAAACAAACTTTCTGGATACCTTACTGTACTTGACGCCGATGACTTTAGCCCGCCTGAACAGGGCCTTAAATGCTTCCTGACTTTCAGGCGTACCGTCGAGCCAGGGCAAACTTGAACAATGCCCAATGGCCCCCTCGCGGTAGTAGGAACAGGCCCGATCGAGCGACTTACCGTCCAGGCAGTTATTCAGATACTCCTGCCACTGTTGCATATTCTGGAACTTGTAGGGCGTCCCGAAGCCGTTCACAAGCACTTCGGGTGTGGTGTCGGTGGTGGTCATGGCTGGGTGGCTTTTGCAATGGCGGCTTCTATCTTTTTTACTACATCATCTCCAAGCTCTCTAGCCGTATACCAACCCAGTTTAGGTAGTACAAGCACAAGGGCTTCCAAAAGGTCAGGGGCTGCTGCGATTAATTTTGCCGTGGCTTCGGTCTCTAAATCCGGTTTACCTTTTGGTACATCACGAATGCCGTATAGGTGACAGACAAGCGTTCTTCCCTCTTCTGCTTCCACGGTCCAAAACTCAGGAATTGCCTTATCTCGCCTAGCAAGCCAGGGGGCGGGTGCATGCTTTACATCTTCCATTTGCTATTGCTGTTTGTTTTAGTGAGGGGAAAGAAACAGGGCGGCAGAATCCACTGCCCGTTGTCGGCTATCCACATCAAATCATTCTTATTAATGCGTGTTTCAGGAAGGGGTGAGGTAGTGGCTCAGGCATAACCCGAGCCGTACGCTGTATCCTTCCTTTACCTTTTTAAACCAAAATCTTGCCCGCAAACAGGGCTTTGTATTCGCTCGCGTCGTCAATGCCTTCGATCTGGCAGAGAACATCGACCACGGCCATTAAGCCCTCATATTGATCGGCGTCGATTTGCTCGGGGGTGTACCTTTTGTAATCGTCAAAAAAGATTTTTGTATTGACTTCAAAGGTCTTTTCAACCATGGCTAATTGTTCCCATGAATAGCCGGTAGCATCAATTATTTCTTTTGGAATACCTTCGTAGTTATGAGGCCAAATACCTTGCTCATCACCCACAGTAAGGAATACATTACGCCAACCATAATTAGGTTTATCGCAACGATATGTGATATAGTTGCCTATTTCTTTGCTATAAACTTTACCCTCAATTCCGGCAGCAACAATATTGCCCACCGCACATGCACTGCAATTACCCTTGACAAGGGTACTGTTGAAATATGAACTGACAAGTGCTTGCACAGCCCGATTAAATCTCTCAGAAGTCTTCATGATTGCTATGTGTTTAAATGTGTATGTACCTGGGCATCGGCGAAGAAAGCGGGCGAGGTAGTACCCCGCCGTTTTCGAATCACAGCCCAAACTCTACTCAATTTCTAAAATGGGAGTTCGTCGTCGCTAAATACACTCGCGACTGGCTCAGGCTGCTTAATCTCAACCTCAGGCAATCCCTTAAGCTTTCGGTAAGTGGCAACCGTATAGCGGACCTGATGAACGCAGTCATCAATGGCATGGTGAGCAACACCCTGAAACTTCGTTTTTCGTTTGATTTCTGGTGCTAATTCAGCCAGAGTGCGAACGCACCGCTCGTTCCAGAATTTCCAAGGTAAAGGAATATTGCAGGCTGCAAAGGCGCTTTCCAGTATACCTAAATCAAATCTGGCTGAATTCCCCCACACAATAGGATCTTTGTGCGTTGTTTCAATCCAAAGCTGAAAACTGCTAAGTACATTGCGGAGGGAGCGGGCTTTAGTTTGACCCACTACTAATTCTTTGCGCGCTGCTTCATCCTGTTGAAGCCACCAAAGGATTGTACTGGCATTTGGAGAAAGCCCCGCCTTTAAACAACTTTCGAGTGAGACATGCTCTTCGTACATTAGTCCCATCTTTCCGGTCTCTAAATCGAACTGAACGGCTGCAATGCTGACAATGGCGGAACCTGCCGTATTGCCCATTGTCTCAATGTCAATCATTACGTGTTGCATCAGGCTTCGACGGTTTCAGCGGTTTCTGGCTCATCTACGGGCATTGCAACAAAAAACTTCTTTGCGTCTTTATCCCAACCGATATTGAATTCGGCAGCAAAGTTTTTAAGCGCTACAAACTTCTTGTTCTTCTCGGTTGAAGGTAAGTTCGCGATTGAACCAAGGGCTGTAAACGATACATCCCATGATGAAGGATTGGTACGGCGGGTTTCATCATTATAAAGCACATCTACGTTGTCAGTCCAGATACCCATTTGCCGAATAACTTCGGGGTCTAACTCAGCACCCGTTGATACAGGCTTAGCTTCGTGAACAACTTCTGCTGTTGTATCTTGAACGCGGGGGGCATCCTCTTCAAATTCTCCTTCAGCATAAACGGGGCCGTTCGTAACATCTGGCGTGTACCATTTTACACCGTTCGACATAGCCCGTGCATAGAGCATGTTTTTAGGAAACTTATCGGTGTTTTGAGTTCCGGCTTTTTTGGCATCCTCAATGGTGAATGTACTATTTCCGATAAGCTCAGTTCCCTGAAAGAAGTCAATCGAGCAACGGGCATCACTAAGTTCAGCAACTTTATAGTCATACTTACCGGACCGTTTAACCAAGCCACCCAACAAAACCCCGCCCAATTGGGGTTTTCCTTTCACAATGTAAATGCCACTCATGGCAGCAAACGGCGGAATTCCTAGTTCAGCACCAGCAAGAATTTTTGCAAATGCCTGGGTTGCTTCGCGGGCATCCTGAAAGAAGCCGGATTTAGCTAGGTTCGTAGCGACCGACATCATATCGGCGGTCGTCGTAGGTATTAGGGATGTGTTCGTACTCATATACCAGATTTATTAAATAGTTCTTCGATAGCTTCTTGTTTTTCGAGATCCTCCAGCGTCATGCTCATGTGGAACCGGCCGTAACGAACACCCGTCACAGTTACATTTGATACGTTGCAGGAGAAAGCGCAGTCAGCAAATACAGAGAAGTGAACCACTTCGGTACTGGCACCCTCAACGCTGATGCAAACGCCGAACAAAGCAGCCAGACGTTCACCATACACCCACTGGGCATTTCCCTGATTTGCTTGTGCCATGGGTGAGCCGTACAGCGTGGGGCGTTGAACCACGTCTTCTATTGCCGTTGCCAAGCGAGACTGAAAGTGATTGATGTTTGATCCGGTCGTAGCCAGACCGCCGATAGTTGTGTTCATGTCGTGCGTTGTCGTTAGGGTAAGACAAATGTAAAACATGATTAGATAATAAACAACATAATTGGACAAATAAGTTAAAAATTTTTGTCTAATTGATTAGACGGTAGATAGTATTGATACATAAGTGCCTGAAACTCTTTTAGAGATCGAATAATCACATAACGTGCGCCCCTGCTTTCGACCTTGACTTGAAACAAACGCTGTTTAGGATCTTGACTACCATTGGGTGTTTTCATTTCTATAAAAACCATTTGCCCATCCGTGGCTAGGTATTCCATATCAGCAACGCCAGCCACTACGCCCATTGCTTTATTTTGATTGCCTTTTACGGCATTGAAACTATTATTGTTATTCGCGTGAAGGAAACCTCTCTCGTTTGGATATGTATTCCAGAACCACATAAAACACTCCGATTGTATTGCTGCTTCTGACTTTTCCATGATCTTAAATTTGGTGAGGTAAGCGTTCATCTAAAATCATTGCAATCTTTTCTAGTGCGGTTGGCGTATTGTCTAAGCTGCTTATTACATGGGCTTTAATAAAGTCTTGATGCCACTTATCAAGCAAGTCATTCCTAGTTTCTTCCTGAATTAATCGAATTGCTTCATACTCGCTTAGCGTTTTGAATTCCTTACGTAGTGTCGCCACCCGGACTTTGTAAAACTCAATGTCTGTCTTTTTCATCTGTCACCACTGTTTTTATTGTTTGTCACTAATCAATTTTCGTCTTTGGTGACAGATAATCTGCTGTTTATTAGCGAGTTAAATGCTGTCACCAGTGTCACCAGTATTTTGCTTGGATTTTGCTTATACATACGACACACATACTACCTTACTTCACTACCCCTTACAACCCCTTAATTTATTATTATTTATCTCTCTCTCCTGTGCTTTATATATAATATTACTGGTGACAGTGGTTACTATATAGATAAAGCACTGATTTTCAATTTTCTATCTGTCACCACTGCCTTAAAAATTACTGGTGACAGACTGGTGACAGCTAAATCTTACTGGTGACAACTACATCATAACCCCAGAACTGTTTGCCGTATTCACCCCGGCGCTGGCGACGTTTAAAGCCAGCCGACTGCAACTCATGCCCGATCTTACGGTTGTCCAGCTTTCTATTGTTAGCCCACACTTCCAATTTTGTTTGGATTTCATGTGTGCTAATCCATTGTACCGGCTCACCACCTGCGCCGGTCGGCACTGCAAAGTATTCATCAATAATCTGCCGTTCTATCGATGCATCATCAAAACCGCTGGTGCTTTCGTTGAAGCGTTTTATTTCGTCCTTTGTCAAGTGGTGTCGCTCTCCATTCATATAGGCATGAAAGGCTTCCATAAAAAGATCAATCTTGTCTATTGAATTATAAGCTTCAAAATTTATAGACAAGACATTGATAGGAATAACTTTCCGGTTATTACTCGCATCAGCAATTATTCGAGTTGGGTTTGATGTGCCACACATTACTGCTAAGCGCCGACGTTTCACGAAAGATTTACCGTAAGGCTCTCTCAAAGTGAAGCGGTCCACGCTAGCATAACCTTTTAAAGTTTCCGGATCCTTTACCGTTTTCCCTTTCCACTCATCATTAAAAGTGATTAGGTTTTCGCACATCAGCATGTCCGTATCTTTTGTAATTGGCCACGTTGTTTCGGCAAAGTAAACGGCTAATTCTGGAGGCAATAGCCTACGAAACCATTCTGTTTTTCCTGTTCCTGGCTCTCCGGTCAAAGTCAATAGCAATTCACAGTGTTCTCCAAAAACAGCGGAAATGATGCCGATCATCCATTTTCGAATAAACACCTCTGCATAGTTGGGAAAAAATTCACTAGGACCAAGTCCCGTATCTGATTCAATTGTATCAGCCAATGCTTTAATTAATCCTGTTGGCTTTCGATAAGAATAGTCTCTGAAAAAATCCTTAATCGGATTATACGTAGGCGTAAAAGAAGAGTGAATTAATTTATTCACCATTTTATCCGATACTCGATCACCTAAAACTTTTACGGCATGAACCCATATCCCATTGAAATCGTCGTCAATTAAACTCTTACCAGATTCATCTTCTATATACCTGGATATTTCATTACGTCGCATTGGATAATTTTGCCGCAAAAAAAATTCAAGCTGATCGAATAGTGTATCATCGGTTTGAATCTCTTCTACACTTTCATAGACCTGCTTTACAATGTTTTCGGCTTCATCCCGGCCCACCCCACCCACCTTTACCAGAGAGTCGACAACATCATCCGCTTTTAACTTTTGCCGCTTCTGCATCGTAGCTGTACGAGCAATCTCTTTGGTGCGGGGTGTCATCGTTTCCAGCCCCGCCAGCTTAGCGTGATAATAAAACGTCTTAATCGTTATTTGCCGGGCACCATACCGAAGTAGATACGAAAACGTCTTATCACATTCGTCAGGGCGGTATTTTGGATGATACTGGCTTAGTCGGTGGAAGTATTCCCGGGCATTCTCTCCGTATTCAGCAACCAAGGCAAAGCCCATTTTAAACCAAGTATCGTAATCGCTGGTTAGATCTAATGCCCGTCGCTCAATCTGTTCCAGAATATACTCAACATCGTTTGATGTGTGAATGAATGTTCCCTGTGGCTTTGGGGCTTTACGTTCTTTTTTCGGATACAGTTTAAAGAGTGTTGCTTTCTCATTGACATAAATATCCCGGTCATACGAAACAAAGCGACGCCTTGCAATATTGCCGGTACTTTTATCAACTAACCGCCCGTACTTCTGAAAGTAATAAAGCTTAACCCCTTCCCAGGCTTCTTCCCAACGTTCAGGCTGTATATTAATAATAACGCATAGCCCCTCACCACGAATTGATTTAAACGAAGCAAATGTATGCTGGTCGTTATTTAATTCAAGTCTAACCGTTTCCAGCTCATCGCCTAAATCATCAAAGTCAACAGCCATTTTGCCCGATAATTCGCGCATGGTTGTATTAGTGGCCGCGTTGGATGTACCGCCAATAATTACATTTTGTTGTTTGATTTTTTTTGCTTTTTGGGCAGATTCGTTTCCTTTTAATGCCCGTATTTCTTCGACTTCTTTTTGCCACCTTCCAGTAGCAATACCGTCAAAAAAATCACGCAAAATAATTTCCGTTCCGCCCGTATCGGTTACGTCACGATATAAAGAAATTGCCGGGCTTTTTGATTCTGTAGTCATCATTGGGCAGATTGTGCGGTGTAAGGGTATTGGACGTAATTTTCAAAACCTCGTTTGTAGCCTCGAATTTTTCCTAATTCTCGAAGTTGTTTTCGGAATTCATCTTCCGTAGTTGCCCGGTCACTAATCACATAATAAGGCCACGTTTTTGCGTAATTTTTAAGTAGCCTTATTTGCTCTAAATCGGGTACGGCAAGTGATGGCCAGTTAGCGCGGCTTGCCATTTTTAAAAGTTCTTCCGTATTGCCAACCTCAATAAATTCGGCTTCAGGGGGGGGCTCTTTTTCTTTCACTGGCAGCACGTGACCACACTCAGGGCATTCACGTGCCGAAATGGAAATCAGGGCTTCACACTGGGGGCATGTTTTGATGGCGGGAACCCCAATTTTGTCTAAAGCTTTTCTCTTTTTATTCCAAAGTTCTTCCCAGGGGCGAGGCTGCTCCCATAGGCCCAACTCGGTCCAGTTATCACCCATATCCAGAATAATGAATTTACTTTTGCCAGGGTAGGGACGTGATCCGCGCCCGCAGGATTGAAGCCAGAGAGGAACGCTGGTTGTGGCCCGGTTCATAATGACGCACTCGGTACTGGGGTCATCAAACCCTGCATTCAGTAGCCCTACATTGCAGATGACCCGATATTCGCCACGCTTATAAGCCTTTATAGCCCGATCCCGCTCAATATCATCGGTCTCTCCGTCAATATGTACAGCAGGAATACCGGCTTGATTGAATTCTGATGCAACCGCTTTTGAATGAGCGACATTCACATTGAAGACGATTGTCTTTTTGTACTGCTCACCCTCAGTACAGAATTGCAGGTATTTGCTAATCAGTCCAGCATATACGTCACGCTTTGCAAACGTATCCATTTGCGACGCGTCCGAATATTCACCAGCCATCAACTTCAGGCTTGATCGATCGATTTTAGCTGCGTAGGTCACGGCCGGGCATAAATAGCCGTTCTCAATCAGATCAGCGATTTGAACCGGGTTTACTATTGCATCATAGTAATTACTTAGCGGATCGTTTTTACTCGCACTCAGTGGGGTGGCAGTAACCCCAATCACATAGACATTATCAGGAAGTACAGCGAACAGCTTTTTAAAGTCTCCGTAATGAGCTTCATCAATAATGACAAGGCTCATGTTTAGCAGTTCGGGATATTTGGCAATCCGGTTGAGGTAAGTTTTCACCATGCCAACGTAGCATCTAGCACGAGTATTAATCTTGCTTTGCTTCGCCGTTATGTGTTCGTATCGCACACCAGTTCGTTCTAGAGTCTCGCTAGCCTGAGCAATAAGTTCAGTGCGATGGGTAACGATCAATACTTTAGCGAACAAATCCTTTTGCAAAGTAGAAGAGACCAAGTGACTGAACGTCACTGTTTTACCGCTCCCTGTTGGAGCACAAAGAATAACGCGCCGTTTTTTTTGGCGGAAGTTATCCCTTAGGGCAGCAACGCTGTCCTCCTGATAAGGCCGTAATTGGATCATGGGAGAGGGATTTATGCCACGTACTTTGGGCAAGCTTTTGCTATTGGGAGGCCCGTATATTCTTCAACCATCTTGACAAGTTCAGGCTCTACATTTAAATCATCATAGCCTTTGTCAATAACTTGATATACGATGTTTGCCGAGTAGGCTCGGTCCATAATCGTACGTTTCTTCAGTGTGTTTAACCTTTCGGCAACGCGTCGGGCATAGCCATATTTGTGCGGGAATACCGCCGTTAAATAGCCGATATTGGTTTTTTTATCAACAACACTTGTTTTTTCATGAACACTGTCTACATTTGTCATACGTTGTCTATAGTTGTTAGATTAGATGTCTAATAATATTGATAGACAAATATAAACATGATTGGATAAATTACAACGTGATTGGATAAAAAAATGAAAACAAACGGAAATAATGACAACTTACAAAGGCTAATGAATGCCAAATTGTGGGAATGTGTAGACAAAAATGGTCGAGCGCAGGCTATTGCGAAAGCTACGGGGCTAAGTCCTCAAACGTTCTATAATATGAGGGACAATCGCACCTTTCCGGCCACGCCTACTATTAAGGCACTTAAGCGAGTAGTTCCTAAACTAAGTCTTGACGCGATATATTCAGACAAAGAGGGACTTGAATGGGAGATGCCGAAAAGTCTAATGGTTACTACTCCTTCGCCCGTTTTGGCTGTAGGGTTAAGCCCCGAAGGAATAGACTGGAAAGGACGCTACGAATCCCTGTATGATCAGTTTATTGAAATGCAGGGTAATTTCAATCTAGCCATGGAGAAAGTTAGCCACATGACTAAGACGGTCGGCATGTTCGAATATATGCTTAAAAAACTCGACCCGTCTTTCCAGGTGTCTAGTAACCATACCACCATGATGGCCGATTTTGATAATATGATTGCAGTTTATCGCCAGCAAGTTCGGGATAGCTTTCGCATTGAAGGACTGGAGCCAACGAAGGTACGTGAAGACCGTCTGTTGAACTCGTCTAATGCAGAAGCCATCGTTCGAGAGCTTTGGCCGACGCGTCGTATTGAAATGATCGCCTAGTGGGTTACTAGTCAGACGGGGCTTAGTGCCCGGTCGGTGGAAGAATAGATTAATCATAAGGTTAGTAAGCGCCACTGGGGCATGTTAGCTGCTGATAATCACCTTCGTCCGACTATTTTGGTTTCTTTGTAGGATAGACTAACCCTCGCTCAGGAGTCAACAGACGCACTTTTCGCCTTGAGTTTTCCCAAAATAATTGGTTATTGAGCGTTAAGGCCATGCTAAAACTGGCTAGTCAAAAATGACTAACCTCGCCACTAACCAGTCAAGAAATAATACTAAAAAATATTAATAATGTCCCGTTACCTAATTATTTAAAATGACACATATTTAATATACAGACAGTTACAAAATTGTATAAGTACATCAATGCTTATTGGTAAGTAACTACCCTTTTTTTTGTCAATCCGGCATAGTAAATAGTACCCCGTTCTTAAAAAAACCTGGTCTAACCTATGCCATGAAATGTTGATACGTCTACGAATGCCTGCCACTATTCAGTTTAAAACAAAGCTTCCTCCACCCCGCGCCAGTGCCTCTGCGCATGAGCGTTATTTACTAGTCAGGCTCACCGTAAATTCGGTTCGGGATGCTGGCTTTGTCGCCCGTGAACGGTTCATTCATCAGGGCACGGGTGAGGTAAGTTTTGGAAATATATTGCTTATCGATCTTCGGGCCTGGGATCAGAAAAAATACCGGCTTAGGGGACGGGATGCGCCGACGTTAGATCTTAACGAACGCATCCTACGCATTCAAATTGATCTAAAAGATATTCAGTCCAAACAGCAAATGCGTTACGATGCCCAGCGCGCGCCCCGGCCCACGACCGATTCGGTCAAGTTCGAATACTTGACCGGTAATGCCCCCGCCGTGCAGGGGGATCAGTTCGTGTATCCGCCGAAGTTTTTATCTCGCAAAGCCAAGCAGGTCCGGCCGGGCAAGTCATCGCCCTTGTTGGCACAGAACGGCTTGGCCCACGCGAGCCTGGGACCCGACACGCCGATCCGGCAAGCGATGGCCGCGTATCTAATCGAGCTGACACTAGGCAAGAAAGCCACGGGTCAGATGAAGCTGGCGACGTATAATAAACGTAAGGCAGCCTCGGACTGGCTGGCTAGATACCCGCTCTCTATGCACATACCGGTGATGAGCCTAACGCCCTACTGGGTGGAGAAATACCACGAGTGGCTGCTTTGTCAGCCCTCTGGCAATCCCCGCTGCAAGCATCGAAACGAGCGGATGAGTCCCGGTACGGCGACGATATACTGCTCGGTGGTTTGTGAGCTGTTGACCTGGCTGCGCAAGCAGCACCTTATCGAGCGGAACCCGGTAGGCGCGATTGGCGATCTGGGCCTGCCGGGCAATCCGGCCAAAGACGTGTACTTTTTAGAACCTATTCATATTGAGAGACTCTTTACGCTTGAAGTGCCCGGCCGCTATAAAGTAACGCATTGGTGGTTTCGCCTCATTTGCCTAACGGGCATGGATCTACCCGACGCGATCCGCTACGCCAGTGCCAAAGAGACCTACGAGGCCCGAACGCCCGGCGGGAATCCGAAGATCATTATCCGCCGCGAGAAAAATAACTCCGAGTGTAACATCCCCATTACGAGTCAACTTGTTGATTTATGGGATGAGGTGATAGGGGAGGCCCCACCGGCTATTTCTGACACCACCATGATTAACCATCTGGAGAAGATTGCGGAGCTGATCGGGTTTGAAAAACGCTTAACGCCCAAAATCGGACGAAAAACAGCGGGTGTTATCTTTCTGCAAGATTATAGCATCAAGGCGGTAAGCAATGCGTTAGGGCATTCAACCATCGGGGTTACCGAGCGCAACTACGTCAAGGTGACGGGGCATTTGGTTGATAAAGAGCTGGATACTCTGGTCAGGAATCGAAACGAAACCAAAAGCAAACCTTTTTTTTAGTCCAACTGTCCAGAATTATGGGCAATATTTTTTCTAAATCAAATCCGAAATGAACTCTTTACGAATTTGGTCAAGCTTATTTACTTCAGAATCGGTAAAATGGCGGCCATCGATGCCCATGCTCTTTTTGCGCAGCTTGGAGGTGTTGGTTGAGTCCCTTTTGCCGTATAACTTCTCTGCAACCCAGGCCTTATTTACGCCTTTATGGTTTAGAAACCGCTTAATCAATGTACGCTTTGCAATCATTTTCCCCTTTTTTGGGCGAAAATAAAACTCGTTATGTTCTTTTCACCATATAGCCAAATCGGTTGTCCATAATTATGGTCAAGAAAATAAACCTAATTCTCTTTCTATCCACACCCTGACTACTGATAAGCGCCCTGCCGAGATGGTGGGGCGCTGTTGGTTATAGCAATGGTGAGCCCTCGCCGGTGAGGATATACTTGATATTCATTGTGGGATATAATAAAGCCAGTTCAGCCAATGATTCGGCCGATAGGTGCGCTTTGCCTGATATGTGATTGTAGTACTTATCGGGGCGGATAGCGAGGGTTTTAGCCGTTCGATAAATACTGACACCTTGCGCCCGAAAAGCCCGTTCCAGCCACTCGCCTTTTATTTCAATATCCATGCCGAAAGGTACGAAAATATACTACATATTTCATTGTATATTACACTACTTGTTGTATATTTATGTCATGGAAACTGCACAGGATACCACAAGCCGAGAACCTGCCGTTACGGCCGTAACACGATCTTTGTTAGGCGATGCCGCCCGACAGCGGTATATGAAAGCCCTGAATGAATTGGTGGGCGTATTGGCAATTGATACCTTTGAGAAGGTTGACGTTGACAACTTCTTACTGCGCTACGAGTTAAAGCCATCGTTTTTCGATGCGCTCCGGGACTTGGACGGTTTGGAAATGAATATGGTTGCAACGGAGCCCAACTGGTTTAGAAAAACCAAAAAGCTTTATCAACTAACTCCTGAACAGATTCTTTTGCAAATGCGGGCCAACGCACATAAGACGCATAAATCAAAACAGGAAATAACCGATACTGATCCGAAAATCGAGCCATTATCCTCTGCCCCTTTACCTGCTGCTGTTATTGAAATACAAAAAAAGGTTGAAGAAGCGAGAAAGGTACCCAAAGAAACTGTCATTCCCGATTGGGTTATTGATACCTTGACTGAGCAATCCGATAAGGTTGTTACATCTGATGCTATCAATCCTCCGATTGAACCGCCTATTTCCCCTTATGTAGTTCGTATTGAATCTAAGAAAATGGACTTGCGGCTTGACGTTCAAACCCGTCAGGACGCTGCAATGATTACGGCAATAATGGCTGAATTAAATATTTAACCCTCACCCTGCCCCGCGCTGGCCCACCGGCAGGGAGGAAGGGGAAAGGGAAGACGAGAAAAATATTATGAGAGATCACTCATTAGAACCTAATGTCATTGCCGTCTGGTATGATACACTTACCAAGACGTATCTGTGTAGTCCTAATCCTTTTTGTTCCGCTGAGGAAGCGATTTGGGGTATGTACGACCACAAAGGTGAACGTTACGAATTATGTCAAATTATTAAAATACAACCTGTATGGCCTTAGATGCAAGAATTACCGACGTAGTAACGTACACGGGGGGCATTACCTTAGTATTGGAAGCTCGTGACCCAAAAGATGGACCGGCCGGTCAACCAAGATTAGAAATCCTGAACCCGACGATAGTACCCGAAGTGGGAGCTACCATTTGGGGTGGTGCGGGCTTTGCCTTGATTAATACGGGTGGTATGGAGTTACCATACAAACGTGAAGGCTATACGAAGCTAGTGCAGGACTGGGAGCCCGGTTGCAAGCAATAACCACCCCAGCCCCCGCCAAACGTGAGCGGGCCAAACACGAGCGATATGGACGAATTTGCCGTTAAGATTATATCCGCCAATAACCGAATTTCGTGGTATTACTTCAATAAACAGGTTGGCAACGTGTTTTCGGTGAGGTGGTATGATGATAATGACTTCGGCCGGTTGTATCAGGTTATTGCGGGCGAGTATGCGGGCTATTTGATAGACCCGGCTGAAACTGAACGAGTAGAACCATGACCACCACCCCACCACCCGAGAAGCTGGTTTACGAAACGGTCTGCAAAGCCAGCTGGCAGATTGAGAACGCGGGCAGCGTCAGTACCGTAAAATGCCGGACCTGTGGCGTGTTTGTGCAGGCAGGCGGAACCCCTAAATGCTTAGCGAAATGAACGACCAATACTTTGAGGACTATTACAAGGATGTAACGGAGGTGGTGAGCTGGATTATAGGCGAAACGTACCACCCTGACATGGAGAGTGTTTTGTCTATGTATAAGAATGGGATTAGCTTTTGTAACGCTGCCCATGAGGTCTATAAGTATTTGCGACCAGATCAGGATATAGTAATTAAGCCAATTAACTAACCCCCGCCTTGCCGCTGCTGCGGGAGGAGTAAACAGGAGAGAAGAAAGTATGGAAAATGACTTAAGTGTGCTGGTTGGTAAAACCATAAAAACCATTGACCAGACTATTGATTCACTAACATTCACAATGTTGGACGGAAGTCGGTATGGCCTTTATCACTTACAGGATTGTTGTGAGTCTGTTCAAATTAACGACATTGTAGGCGAACTTAGCGACCTAATTGATAGCCCCATTCTAAAGGCTGAGGAACGTACTAGTCAGCAGAATCCCGAAGGTGTTGCTATTCCTGATTATCAGGAATCCTATACATGGACGTTCTATCAATTCGCCACCATAAAGGGCTATGTTGATATACGATTCTACGGTGAATCAAACGGCTATTACAGTGAGTCCGTTACATTTAGTGAATTATGACCACCTACCAACTCACCAGCACCGTTCGCCTGCCCGACGGGATAAGCAAAGAGAAATAATGAAAACCATGATTCTATACATCGTTACCTTTATTATTTGCGGCACTATGGGTGTGCTGGCTGTTAAGTTGTTTCAGAACGAACGCCAGGCCGCAATTACGAGTAGTCAGGAACTTGAACAATTGCGCCTTTCCCGGCTGGCCAGCGAGACCCGGCTTGAGCAAAGCGAAGCGCGTCTGGCTGCTACTCAGAAGGAGGGCGAAGGCATTAGGTCGGAGTACGAACGCACCCAATCTGTCGCTAAGAAAAATGAGCCGTTGCAAAGGCGGATTGATGCCATTATTGATGAGCGCAGCCGTATGGCCCGTGGGGAAGTGCCTCTCGATCAGGATCGTTTCGATGCGTTAGGCCGCGAGTACTTCCGTCTGCGTGATCAGATCAATACAAACTGGAAAGTTACAAGCGTGAAATAACCCGACGGGGTCGACACCTCAAGCCCGATACGAGCCGGAAGAGCCGGTATAGTTAAGTATGATGAAAACAAAAATATCATGATTATTTACGTAGTTGAACGAAGATACGAAGGCCTAGAAGGTGTTTTTTCTACCATGGAAAAGGCCACAGATTATCTGGCCCATCTTCGGGAGCAAGGCGAATTCAGTGATAATTTTATTATCACGAAGCTGGAGTTAGACGTAGTTAAGCGCATCAAGGATGCCGAGTATACGCATGTTAAGAATTAACTGAATCAGTAGACCTATGGAAGCAATTGAAAAGGTAGTGCCAACCGAAGCGCAGATAAAGCAGACCATTCAGGATCTTAAAGCCCGCCTGGCTGATGTGGCAATGAACAAACCCATCAACCGGGCTATTCGGGAGGGCTACAGTGAAGTATTGGATATACTTGTGGAAGACCGGAGAACCTACGATGGTATTGATAAGCTCAGTACTGTTCAGGGCCGTGCTATTGCCGTGCTTGGTGTGGATTGGCTAAATGGGGAGTGTACTAAACAGGTGCTGATGGGTGTGCCGTTAAAGTAAAGTGTTTTACCTTGCGTAGAAAATAAACTAAACTCCAATGAAAAAGCCTTACATCATCGAGCGAACTGGTAGCATCAGCCAAATGGAGGTCACTATGGTCCAGTACTTATCCGAAGGCTATTTGTTAGCAGGCGGTATTGCCTATGATTTCAATACCGAAGAATACATTCAGGCCGTATACCACCCTAATCCGGATGACACGCCAATAGAATACAAAAAAGGGGATGCGTTTTCCTAGTACCTGCCCATCCCTATACGCAAAGTATGCAAAGGGGTGGGCAGTTTCATTAAAGCCCACCACTATACACCGGGTTGTCCGTAATGAACTGGGGCAGGCTTTTAGCCCGGCTCAGTCGTTCTCGGTTCTTCTCAATCCAGTCGGTGTAATTGGCGGGCACTCCCTTGACTTCATTGCGGCTTTGAAAGCTACCAACGCCATTGCCAGCCATTAGGGAGCGGGTTAGCTGAGATAGTTCTTCTTTTGTTGCCAGTATCGTTGTGGTGAAACATCGACAATTTGCGTGGAATCCTGCAAACTTATAGTTGGCTGGATAGATCCCAACTAAGGATGGGCAAACGTCACAGGATGATTTGGTATTGTTGCTGCGCTGCACCCGGATACCCACTACGAACGGCAACTGTTGATAGCGTTCGAAATCCGCCGTTCGATAGGCGGTGTTAATTTCGGTTCGCGCTAACCGTTCCGCGTTCCTGTACGAACTTTTATACACACCCTGGCCGGGATGAAACGCAGCCGCGTGTTTGGATAGCACCAGGTTACCCCGATTCGTTCGTACCCGCCGAAACAAATCATCGGGCCTGTTGAGATACTTTTTGAGCCGTGTGGCTAGTTTACTGGCTGAGGTTCCCTCCAGTAGCGCCGTATCAATACCCAGTTCTAATTCTCCTCTGAACTGCTGCGAGTAAGTCCAGACCCGGTTTGACAGCGTGAGCCCGTTCACACTTCGGGCCTGAAAGCTGACCAGTCCATCCAGGTTGCGCTGGTTGAACGGGGATAGTCGGGATTCGCTGATACCGGCATCGGCAAACACGTTCGATACCAGCTCATCGTTCTTGCTATTCGAGAGATTCCAGGCCGAGCCTGTTCCACTACCGATCAGCACCTGCACATTATTGGCCAGGGTTGATAAGAGTATATCCACCTTTATCCTCGCCAGTGGGTAGTCGTCAAAGCTAAAGGGTGTGTCTTTGCTGGTAACGCTGCTTTGGGCTACGCTTCTGGCCACCTCATCGATTAGCGACCGGTAGAGCCGTTCGACCTGCCGGGCGTAGGCATCCATGCGCGAGAGGTGTTCTAACTCCCATTTGGATAAAGGGCGGGTCATATAGCGCCAGGGGCAATGTTTAGGGTGTTGGCCGTTGCTTCCTCCTCGGTTATCTGATCAAATTCCTTATCTACGTCGTCTACCAGGCCCGATAGCTTAACCGCTGTTTTCTTACTTAGAATCCCGCCCGATACGGCCGTGGTCAGCGTATCAACCATTTCCTTTTGATCTTCAAAAGTGAACGGCTGAACTACGGCATCAATGTCAATAATATCGCAAGTATCGGACAAGTTTGTTTTAATGGTTGAAAGCAAGGCCAGTATCAAATTGGTTCTTCGTTCGAGATACGCGTCAAAGATCCGGCGTTTCTTTTTAACCTTCAGCTTGGCATCGACAAACAATCGGTCAAACGCTACACCCGATATATCACCCAGTCCTTTCATGGCCTCAAAGCTGATGTTTGGCGTTTGTGAGAGGGCATAGACCAAAGAAAGCAACGTATCGTATTCAAACTTCACCATTTCGGGGGCTTGGTCGAGTGACACATAAGACAGTTCTGAAAGGGCATCCCCAGCAATCAGTTTGCCTGACTCTCCCTTTTTCGGCATGATGGTGATCTCTCCCTTTGCGAACAGCGTTGGGCTGGCGTGGTAATCGGTTGTGTCAGCGTGGTTTGAAAGAAGCTTTTCAATTCGGTCAATTAGTGGCTGAACATTTTCCCATTCTGGACCGGTTTGGGATGCATACACAATGGGTATTTTACCAATTACATTGGTTATGGGTTCTTCAGCTTCCCAATCTTGTCCGACTTTCTTCCAGACTTGCTTTACTTCGTCTGTGTATGTTTCAAAATACGTCACTTTCTTTCCCTCTTCAGAAACTATATACTCCCGACTAAACGCAATCAAATCGCCGGTATCTGAAAACAATGGGTATAGTACATCGCCATTCCAAGGTGAAAACATCGTGCATTTAACTTTTGCTTTGCTGTCGAAGCCGTACCGTTTGTATGTCTTTTTAACGGGCACCACAAACCAACATTCAGCTACTTCTGTAGACCGAAATAACTCCAGGGCAACTTCCGCGCTAAATGAGTCCATCTTATTATCTTTCAAGACTCTATTCAAGGCTTTCAGTATAAGGTTTTCATTCTCATCCAACGGGTCACACTGTATCTTGACCGGAGAGCCAAATAGGAATGACACCGCGCGCTCACAAATCAACTCCTGAAGACTGACGGCGATCCGATTTACGTACTCCATACTCGTACCTTCGTCGGTTTCTACTTTTTTGTTTGGACGCTTTGAAACGTCTAACACGGCATGACCTTGTATACTGAACTGCTTTTTCAGCTCATCAAGTTTAATTTCCGGTTTGATTCCCTTGAGTGCCGTAATGATTTTGGCTTTGTCATTATTGGTAAGCAGGGCGGTAAGCTGATCGTTGGTCATGACTGGTGTACAAAGTTTTTAGTGAGTATCTAGCGCATGCCAGAGAGTGTTCTTCTAAGTGTTTCTGAATTTATTGGCGCTTTTGTGGGGTAGAATGTATTGGCCAGGGCGTCAAACTCATCGGTCGAGCGCTTGAGCCGTTCGATAATGTCTTCTTTGGGTTCAATGATGATGTTCCCGTTGGATTGAAATGACCACTGTATTTCGGTGGCCTCTTCCAACAGGCTGTCATTCGGCGGCAACATCGGCAAATACATTTCTAGTGTACCTTCCGGGTAGTTCTTTGGATCAAGCCAATCTCTTACTGCCCAATACAGATACGCCCTCATATTGGCAAAGGTGTATTGTCCGGTCAGATCATTAAGTGGTTTGTCGCTAGTATCCTTTGCTGATTCGGAATATTTACAGGAAAACGCTTGTTTGCTATAACCAGCCTGATTGGTGGCTGATATGACGCCCGCCCCTTCACCAATAGTGTCGACAAAGGCCAATGATTTGGGGTCGCTTTTGAGTATATTCACAATACGCCCCGCTGTTTCCATGTGATTCGCAGTGCCGCCCGAATTGTATTTATAGAACTCAGTGACAATGTTGCCCCGACGGTAGGCAAATACGGTACTATCCCGCCCCATACCAGCTACGTCGACGCCAAGTTTTAATGAATTAGGATACTGATCAACGCGTTTCGTCTTATGGTATTTAATCCAGCGTTCATTTGCCAGTTCAATCCACTGTTCGGCAATAAGCGCTCCCTCGTCAACCTTCGGAAACTTGCCCAGTACTTTCTTCCTGGCGGTATCATTAGGCCGGTACCATTGCCCTTCAAACTCGAAGTCGTCCTGCGTTTCGTCAATCTCATCCGCCCTGATTTTCTTACACCAAAGCTCTAGCTTATCGACTACCCAGTTGTAATCAACTTGACCGGGGATGATGATTCGCTTCTCAACGACATTTGGTGCCGAAAGACTATTAAGTCTAAACTTAGTCCATCGACTCCCCTTCTGACTTCGAGCCGCGTAGCCAACCTTGGAGTTTGGGTTGAACACAACCAGCATACGGGAGTTGCCCTGCAAATTGCCCTCAATGGCCTCAAATGTGTCATCGGATACGCCAGAGGCTTCTGTGACCGCAAACATGGTATTGACAGCGTGAAAGCCTGACCAGGCTTCGTGGTGGTAAGGATCGGCACGGAAACCCGTTAGGAACCACTCTTCAAAATCTGTGCGAATGTCGGAAGCGACAAGTCGACCGGGCAACTCAAATCCGTTTCTATGTGCTTTGTGAAAGAGTCGGGCAAACTCAGGCTTCATGATGTTGTCAACCTGTCTGCCTGATGGGGCGGTTAATGCCACCTTTGTATTTTCGATTAAATCGCCTGTATCATTCCACCGTGGCGTTAAATACATAAAGCAAACCGCCGAAACTGCCGTTACGAAATCTTTCCCCCGTGCTGTTCCTGAGGCAACGCTGGTTCTGGAATTGGTTTGAACACTGGACAGGATGGCCTGCTGTTCTTTATCAAGCCTGGCGCCCAGTACTTCGTAGGCAAACTGATTCCAGTCTTCCTGCCAAAGTTGTATACGCTCTACAGCCTCCTCTTCCAGTTCGCTAGTCATTGGCTTTTGTTGAGGCTTTTTTGAGTAGTGCGTAGAATCCTGAGTTCAGCGACTCGCCCTTGGTGGTGTGATCAGTCTTAACCGGTGCGTAATAGCCCATGATCTTGGCTATTTCAGCTAGTGAGCCTTTCTTATCGTAGACTTTTATCTTCTTTGTTTGCCCAACGACTACGAAGTTTTCCTTAATCTCATCAACCTCAACACTGCTTAGCGATGCAGCCTCATCTTCCGTCAATTCTGAGAAGTCTTTTAGGCTGTTATCTTGGTTGAAAAAAGCCCGAATATCTGAAAAGGCAATTCGTGCATGTTCTCTTAATACGCGTTCTTTGCTGATAAAATACTTGTCTTCGAGTTGCTTATTAAGTATGGCTTTTCGTTCAGCCAAATAATCCTGAATCCCAACATTTCCCAACAATTCACTCGCTGTCGATCGGGCATTTGATTCGGCATAGCCAGCCCTTATGGCGGCTTGTGTGCCATTGTTGTCAATTAAGTATTCGTCGCAGAATCGTTTCTGCTTATCGGTTAATTTCTCGGGTTCGCCTTCACTTTTAGCCCTCATAGCGTTTCACTTACTTATTTTTTTTGGCCGTATAGCCTGTACCGTTACGCTTTATCCGCTGCTTTACAATTCGCTTTAGACGTTGCTTTATTCCTTGTTTTAATGCAATTGAGCAACTAATTAAGTTTCAGCCCCTTATCACTGCAACTGCCTAATAGATAACATACTGTAACTAGAGGTAGAATACCATATCAAATGGCATCAAAACAGGCATAAATGATTGATTGTTAGCGACTTAATACGGGTAAATTTAAGGGAATATTTGTTTTTTTACTTGTCTATAATGATATATTTGCACGTAATAACTCCCCAACTATTACCACAAACACCCGTTTTATGAAAGACAAGATACTTGCCTCTCTCCGAGAAAAGTACAAATCGAAGGGGTTTTCAGAGGAAGCACTCCAAAAGATTGCGGCCTACCTGGAAAAAACCGTCACGGAAGAAGGTCAGATTGACGCGTCGGTCAGTGGTGTGGAAGATTTGCTTACGGGATTTCAGGGTGAAATTGACAAACGCGTTCAAACTGCTGTCAACAAAGCCAAAGAAAAACCAACCGAGCAACCTGCCAAGCCAACGGATGATCCCGCAAAGCCCGACGACACGCCAGCCTGGCTCAAAACTCTAAACGAGACGGTGACTAACCTCGCCAACGAAGTGACGAGTTTGAAACAGGGTAAGACCATCGAAACGCGCCGTTCACAACTGGAAGCTGCCCTTGCTGGTGCCCCTGATGCCTTTAAAACGGCGACACTACGGGCATTTGACAGAGGTATCAATTTCAAGGACGATGCTGATTTCGAAGGGTACGTTGGCGAAATCAAGACCGATGCCGCTACGGCTATTCAGGCTGTGGCCGATACGGGTCTTAATGCGATGGGTCAACCAAAAAAAGCGAATGGGGATACGACCAAGCAGGCATCGCCGGATGAGGTGAAGGCCATTTTCAACAAAAAATAATTAATCATCATGACGTATCCAAGTCTGAATAATACGGCGGTTACGGTTGATACAACACTGGATTCAGTGACGATCATCGATAACTTTCAGTCGATTCGGGGCGGACGTACCCTGGACTGCGTATCAACGCCGTTTACGCCTACTGTCATCAAGGCAGGTCACGTCGTTATCCGGGCCACCACTGACCCAAAAGATTACAAGCCCATGCCCCTTAACGGTGGCGCTACGGCATACGCTTCACTGCCTGCCAACCACGAATATGCCGGGGTGGTTATCGCCACCAAATTAACGGCTGAACCCTTCGTGGGTATTATGGTACGCGGTACTGTGAACACAGCTACCTCGCCCTATGATGTAACCGGTATTGCCGCTGCCATCAAGGCAGTTCTTCCTGGTTTAATTTTCACTCAAGACTAACTGCGCTATAAATGGAACCATCACAGTTTGCGGCCCTTATTGCCAAATGGTTTGAGCCGGTTGTCTTAAACCGGGTTGAAACCCTCAACGGGACTGAAAGCCCCGTCACTTATTTATTCCGTCGCTTTTTGACTAACAACCAATCGGCTACCGGCCATTGGGAATCGCTGTCCGCTGCGTATTCGCGCGTTATGGCCTATGTGGTGTCAATGGATTCGTCGCTGCCAAAAGTAAAACGCGACAATCTGGTACGGGCATCTGGCCGAATCCCGAAATTCGGTATTGAGATGAGTCTGAACGAAACGCAGCTCACGCAGCTTGGCATTCTTCAGCGTTCGCCCGGCACTCAGATCAAAGCAATCTTAACCAAAATCTTTGCTGATTCCGAGCGATGTGTAGATGCCGGTTATGAGTTAATGGAAGCCCTGTTTCTGGAAGGCTTATCGACGGGCAAGGTTATCGTAGACGATACCGACAACATCGGCTCCGGATTTCAGGTTGACTTTGGCTATCCAACGGCTAACAAGTTTGGCGTGGGTACCCTTTGGTCCAATACGGCTGCTAAACCACTGGATGATTTTGATCGTGTTATTGCGAAAGCCAAAGTAGACGGCAAGGTTATCCGCACCGTCATGATGGACAGTACGGCTTTCAATAACATGATCGCTACCACTCAGTTTAAAGACTACTTTGCCTTTAAACTTGGTTACACTGGCACCCTCCGTACCACATTGGACATGGAAGATGCCAACAAGATCATGGTAGCCCGTTACGGCTTCTCGATTGAGTTAATTGACCGGATATGCCGTAAAGAGCGTAACGGTGTTCAAACGCTCGTTCGTCCATGGGCTACAGGTATTGCCGTTGCAATGTGCAGTGAGGATCTGGGTACGCTGGAATACACCTTTCTGGCCGAGCAGGACAATCCGGTGCCGGGTGTTGCCTATACCAATGCCGCCGAATGGATGCTGCTGGCAAAATTCCGCCAGAACCGGCCATCCATTGCTGAGTTCACCACGGTTCAGGGCCGCGCCCTTCCGGTCATCGCTAACACAGACGAAATCTACCTGTTGGACTCAACGGCTGTTCAAGCCTAACCACTCACTATTCATGCTGATTCTTAACCGGGTCAGCATGAATCTCCCTATGTAACAACCATGGCAAAACAACAGAACGACGCCGGCAAAAAAGTAGTGGGCAAAACCTACGTTACCAGTTCCTTTCGTCACAAAGATGATTTCGATCAGGAGTACGAAGTAGGTCAGGATATCAGCGACGAAGACGAAGGACGCCTTGCTGAGCTGATTGAAAAAGGCCTTGCCGAAACCTACGCCGAACCCGCTAAGTAAAGCCACACTCATGGATGATTTTCGAGGTTATATCACATCCGAACTCTCAGATATTGGCATTGAACTAACCGAGCTGCAACTTAATCAGGCGATGGCACGGGCCGGTATTTCTGAGCCTGATCAATATAATTGGTCAGATGAAACGGTTGATGTGATGGCTAAGAAAATTCTTGTGCGTGTGATTCCGAAGTTGCTTTTGCAGGTTGACATTACCGAAGGGGGCTATTCGATCAAGCACAACCGCGAAGGTATTCTGGCTTACTACACTCTGCTCTGTGCTGAGCTTGGCATCCCCAATGCGCTGAGTCCCGTCACCAAACCAACCCTCACCAATAAAAGCTACCTCTGGTAATGATTAAGCAATATCCTTACGAGTTATGGGCGCAAACGCTTTCCGAGGGCAGCGTGCAAACGGACCAAGGGGATTTTGTGGCGTCAGTGCCTAATTGGGAACTTGTCTCGGTTTGCCGGGATGAGGTCAACGGGGGCGGCCGGACGGTGCTGCTCGAAGACGCGACCGCTTACGTCTATGATAGTTTGATTCAGCTACCCAAAACGTGTCCCGTTCTAGCGAATGGTACACCAGTTCGGGTCATGCAGGATGAGACGATTCGGGTAAGTGGAGCCGTTAGACGGTTTCAGACGGATCAACTGCACAGTCGGCTATGGCTTTAAGCCCTAACTACAACCAGGCGGACATCCGGGCTGAGTTTGCCAAGGCTGCGCAGGAATTCCAGAAGAGCATCATTCTGGTGCTTAGTTATCTGGGGGAGTTGTGCGTTAATCACGCCCGAAACCTGAAAACCTACCGGGACCAGACGGGCAATCTCCGATCCTCCATCGGCTACATCATCGTAAAAGATGGAAAGGTTGTTAAGCAAAGCTTTACCGGATCCAAGGCGGAGGGAAAACAGCGGGCTCAGCAGGTAGCCAGTGAACTGATTAGCGAAATTGGGCAAGGCTGGGCGTTAATCGTTGTGGCGGGTATGAACTACGCACTCTCGGTTGAATCACGCGGATTGGACGTATTATCTTCTGCCGAATTACTGGCTGAACGGGAACTTCCCGGACTCTTGAAGCAACTAAGCGCCGGCAGCGGCTCCCGTTAACGATGGTAAAATCCGAATACCGACTTCGCCAAATCTTATACGATAAGCTTGACGGCTCTTTACTCAAAGAAACCATAACGGGCAAAATCTACAAGAATGGCGTTCGCCCGGCGGGGTCAACAAAGGAGGATATTGTCATTAACGTGATCGTGCTGACAAGCGAACAGTTTCAACGGGGTATCGCCAACGTAAACCTGTACGTGCCTGACATAACGGTCAATCTGGAAGGGAAACAGCAGTTAATGCCTGACTCAATTCGATTGGCTCATCTGGCCGAACTGGCCTTGCCGATTTTTTTGGAGAGTGCCTCTCAGGAGTACGCATTTGACCTGGGTGACCAGCATGAACTGGCTGAACCCGAAACCAAGCAACACTACATCAATCTTAGGATTGATTTTCAATTTTTTCCATCATAAACAACTCATTGTGACATGGCAAAAGTGACCACATTAGGCATTACCAACATCAGCTTTGCGCCAATTGCAAGCGATGGTGGACCGGGAACTGTGTTCGTTAACGTCGAATCCACTAAACAGGATTCGGTTGAGATGACCCAGGAAGACCCGACCAAAACCGAGCTTTACGAAGAGGAGAGCGATCTACCCTACTACGTAGCCATTAAAAACGGCAAGATTACCTTCACCTTCACCCTGGCACAGCCTGACGTGGATCAACTAGCCAAGTTCTTTGGCGGTACGGTAGCGGCTGGGCCACCTAAGTCGTGGAGCTTGCCTGATGGCTATATCTCACTGGAATCGACCGTGAAGATTGTTCCGCGTGTCGGTCTTCAGTTTCTGATCCCCCGCGGTCTGGTAACGGCGAAGATGGGAGGCAAATTCGGCAAAACCGATTCGTTTGGTGTCGTGATTACGGTTGATATTTTGACGCCTACCAAAACGGGCGTTAAGGCGTTGACCGTGACAAACCCAGCGTAACAATTACCAATGGGCAGGTGACTAGCTGGGCGCGACCGTCTGGTTAAACACCTGCCCATTTTTTTGTAAAAAACCCATTACCATGCAACCAGATAACCCTGCGTCAACTCAGTTAGAGGAAAGCGAACTCGATACCCTCATTGAGCAGGGTGTCACCTTTACCATACCCAAGCGGTCGCTGCTCCGCTACCTGGGCAAGCCTGAACGCACCTTTTTGCTTAGGCAGCCCTACCTGCGTACCCTTGACCGCCTATCCAAAGAGTGGATCAAGATCGATGTATCGCTGGATAAGCTGCGTGAAGACTTTGTTGCTGAGGGTAAACAAATGGCACTTCAACACGCGATACGATACTCCCGAATTATTGCCATTTCGTACCTCAACTCCGAATGGAAGATAAGGCTCTTTGGCTGGCTGGTCGCTTATTACTTTTCGTGCCGGATCACGCCCCAGAAACTGCTTAGTCTGACGCTACTCATCAATGAAACCAGCAACCTTGTGGATTTTATAAACTCTACTCGATTGATGTCCGCAAACCGGGCAACGACGACTCCGGCGCGGGTGGAGAATCTTCCGGAGGAGGACTAAATAGTCCATACGGCGCAAGGGGGGCTATATGCGCCCATTACGGTTGGAGTTGGCAGTATCTACATACCGGCATACGATGGCCCATACTACAACGAATACTGGCCGACGCGCCAAGTTATAAGGCGGCCGAGGATAAGAAGAAAGAGACTACCCGATTAACCGCCGAAAATGCGGGCAAAATAATGGCTGAGCTAAACGAGTACAACGCATGAGAGGCAACGGACCCCTGAGTTTTGAAGCAACCATAAACGATAGCAACTACCAGTCAAGATTGGATGCGATGGAGCGTCGGGTGTTGGGCTTTACCAATACAGCCGTTCAGCAAGCGGGTCGCTTTGAAAGCTCGTTTCAAAATCTGGGCAGACTGGCCGTAGGCGCTTTTGCGTTCAGTAAGCTGGCCGAACTACCCCAGGAGCTACTACGCGTTCGTGGTGAGTTTCAGCAATTAGAGATTGCCTTCACCACCATGCTTCGCTCTAAGAGCAAGGCGGACGCGTTTTTAAAAGAAGGTGCAGCCTTTGCGGCTACCACCCCGTTTAATCTTCGTGATGTTGGTACAGCTCAAAAACAATTGCTTGCTTATGGCTTCTCAGTCAATGAGATTATCCCATCCCTAAAACGGCTGGGCGATATTTCGGCCGGACTTGGTTTACCATTCGAACGGTTAACGTATCTGTATGGAACCACCAAAACGCAGGGCAGGCTCTTTGCGCAGGATTTAAACCAGTTCGTGGGTTCGGGCATACCGCTCATTGCTGAGCTGGCCAAACAGTTTGGCGTGGCAGAGGACAAAGTACGAGGCCTGGTCGAAGACGGGAAAGTTGGTTTTTCCGAAGTAAAAAAAGCCATAGAGGGCATGACTTCAGGTTCCGGTATTTTCGCCGGCACGCTGGATGCCCAAAGCAAAAGCCTACTGGGCCTTAAAGAACGCCTAGGCGACGCCTATGCGGCCATGCTCAACGATATCGGCAAGCAAAATGAAGGCATTGCCGCTGACCTACTGAATACCGCAACCAACGTCCTGCAACACTACCAGGATGTCATTGATATACTCGAAGTGCTGATTGGTAGCTATGGTGGCTACCGGGCAGCTTTGCTGGTGGCGAGCGTAGCACAATTGGCGCAAATCCCCATCACCGAAGCGCAAGCTATTGCTCAGGCACAGGCGGCCAACGCGACCGGCTTTCTAACTCTTTCCCAAACCAGAGCCGCAGCCTCAACAGCCCTGTTAACCCGCGCCCAGGCAGCTCTAAATGGGGTGATGAACCTCAACCCTATCTTACTGATTGGAACGGCCCTGGCAGCCCTGGCAACTGCCTACTTTGTCTTCCGGGATGAGGTAGCCAAGATAAAAACAGCGCAGGAGCTGATGGCCGAATCAGGCAGGCAGGTTGCAACTAGCTTCAACAAGCAACAGGGTGAGATCAAGACGCTCATCGGCGTTATTCAAAACCAGAATGTTGCCGAATCGGAGCGGCTTAAAGCCTATGACAAACTAAAAGCCATTGCGCCCGATATTACGGCAGGGCTCGACTTCCAGCGGGCCAAGACTGCCGACTTAACCAAGGAGCTGAATCAATACCTGGTTGCGCTTCGCAAACGGATTGAATTGGAGTCCGCAACGGGCAAAGCAAAAGAAGCCTACGATCAACAGGCCGAAGCTGCTGAAAAACTCAAAAAAGCCGAGGAAGATGTCATTGCCAATCGCAATAAAACCGCTAAAACAAACCTGGGCCTCGGCGTCTATGGGGACTCGCCCGCCCAACTGGCGCAGCAGGCCTTAGTTGCCGCACGAAAAGCCAAAGCGGATCGTGACAAGGTAGTTTCAGACATTGAGACGAGCATCGGTAATATATATTCAGGCAAAGCCAGCAAAGAGCAGCTAACGGCTGAGATAGATCACTACCAGCGACTGGCTGGCTCTATTGCCGATAAACTCTCTCCCGCTTACAAGGAGGCCGAAGACAACGTTAAGAAATTTAAAGACCAACTCGCTGCGCTGACCGTAGATGAAACCAAAGGGCAGGCCGTTAAGGGTAAAACCATCGAGCAGCTTGAGGATGAAATCAAGCTAAAAAAGGAATCGTTAAGCACTGGTAATACCGACGCCAAAAACGCCAGTATCAATAAAGAGATTGATCGGCTTGAAGCCCAGAAGCGTAAGTTAACCGGGGATTTATCGGCGGCCGAGAAAAAGGCCGCTAAGGAAGCCGCCAAGTCGGGGCCATTCGGTAGTATTGACTACTACGAACAGGTCAGCAAGAAAGCGGGTGAAATCCTTGAAAAGCTTAGCCCGAAGGACACAACAAAGATTACTCAGCAGAGTAAAATCAAGTTCGATGCCGACCAGAAGGTTGAGGAGCTTAGAAAGCAATACACCATCAAATCGTTTGATGAAGAACTTGCTGATAAGCGGTCTAAATATGAGCTGTATCAAAAGTGGGTTGATACCTACGGCCAAACCTCAGCAAGTAAACAATTCGATGCACTGCTAAGCAATGGTAAGACCTACGTTGATTACCTCAACACGGAAATAGCCCGGCTTGAGACCCAAAAAAGCAAAGGGGCCTTAAACGAAAAGGACAGCAAAAATCTAGGTAGCCTTTTGACCCAACGCGACGAAGCCACCGGAAAGAAAACCGCTATTCAGGAGTTTAACGAAGACCTTCAGCGGGCTCAAGCGGAAGCGGGTAGTCTGTCTAAATACTTGGCTATCCTTAAAGAAAAGCAGGATGCACTAGGAGCCCCCACCAACGCACCTACGGACATAGCTAAACGGCAAAAGCTAGCTGAAGAGCAAATACAAACGCAACAGCAACTAAAACTACAGCTTCAGCAATACTTAACTGACTTCGCGGGATCCGAACAACAACAGCTGGCCATTCGGACTAAGTATACCGAGTTGCGCGTTGCACTAGATACCAAGTTTATCAACAACCGCAATTCGGAATATAAGGCCGCATTGGCAATCCTGAACAGCGACGAAGAAAAGGCCATTGAAGACTTCCAGCAGCGGCAGCTTGAAAAGAGTGATGCTTACAAAAAATCAACTAGGGTCATTCTTGAAGAGGGTCGCAAAGCATTAAAAATCCAGATTGCCAATCAACAGGCTTTAGTTGATAAGGCCAAAGCAGATTATGGCGAAGACAGTGAAGCGTATAAAATCGCAAAAAAAGCTTTAAATGGCCTTAACAAACAGCTTGTCGATGGTTCAATCGGTATCATAAACCAGTATGGGCAGCTTTTAGGGCAATTTGGTCAGGCATTAATTAACTTAGGTGGTGATGCTGCAGAATCGGGGCGGGCACTTGTTGCTCTAGGCTCCTCGGTGGATTTAATAACCTCATCCTTTGCCAAAGGAGTTGATAAATCACAACTATACGCCAATGCTGTATCGGGTTTAATAACCATATTTACGGCCATCACTGAAGCTGCGGCCAAACGCAAACAAGCCGAAAGTGAGTATTATGCATCAGTTATTGCACAGCAACAGCAATACAATCTACTTCTCAATCAACAACTTGGCATTCGTTCAAAAAATACGAATCCGTTTATTGAGGACTACACTGCCCAACTACAAGATAACTTTGAAGCCCAACGAAAAGCGCAAGCTAAACTAGATGAGTCATTAGCAAAGCTTAATCAGGGAAGGGCAAAAGAGGGGCTTAAAAACGCACTCGACAATACCAGCGCGTTAAAGTTAATTGGGGCTGGGGCTGGAACCGGCGCAGCAATCGGCGCAATAGCAGGCCCCGCCGGCGCGGCAATCGGTGCTGCCGTTGGGGCAGCCGTTGGGGCTTTAACGTCACTGTTTGGGGGCGCTACCAAAAAAGCGGATGAGTTTGGGGCGTTGCTTGAGCGTTACCCCGATTTGATTCAACAATCCGCCGATGGGACTAAGAGTATTAACCTTGCCTTAGCTCAAAGTTTGATTGATACGGGGCAATTAGATGATAAAACAAAAGCCTTAGTACAAACGACGATTGAGTGGCAAAAGCAGGTTGATGCAACCAAGCAGGCCATTCAGGACATAATTAAAAATCTGGTTGGCAGTCTTGGTGATGGGCTTCGCGATGCGATGGTGAATGCCTTTAAGGATGGGACCGACGCGGCTAAGGCCTTTTCCGATGTACTTTCAAAAGTGGTGGAGGACTTTGTTACCAAGCTTCTTTATACTCAAATTTTTGCACCCTATTTCAAAAAACTTGGTGAAGAGATGACCAAGTCACTTGACACTGACAATGGCGGTGATGGAGATATAGTTGATGATCTAAAACGCTTTCAGGAAACATCTAAAAAGGGACAGGATCAATACCTAGCTTACTTGCAGCAATGGAAAGATTATGCAAACTCAATGGGATTCGATGTTTTAAAGCCTACGAGCGCAAGTGGCACCAAGAATCCGAACTCAATAGGTCAGGCTATTCAGGCCACAGTGACCGAGCAAACCGCAAATATTATTGCCGGGCAGCTTAATGCCATGCGCATTACCGGCACAGACACAAATGTGTTGGTACGTCAACAACTGCTTAGCTTGTCGGGTATTGAGGCCAACACAGCCCGGATACAACGCACCAATGAGTTACTTGATTCTGTCGACCGTCGGTTAAAGACTATTGCCGATAGTTCAACTCGCGGACTAGGACAGCCAGGTTGAAAGTAGATATGTGCAAAATTAAGCTTAGGTGATTTCGACAAAATGTATCCACTTATGAAGCACATTCTACTCTTTATTCTCCTGAGTTTGTCCGGGAAATCCTTTTCACAGGGCCTAGCGTTCTATTTGCCTAACGGACAAAAGCTACCGCCCACATTAACGACTATAAAAAAAGTATTGGATTCGTTAGGTGTTGAACATTACACAACCTATAGTCATAAACTTGGAGATGTGTACATGACTGAGCTTTATAAAAAGCCTGTGTTTGTGATGCTATGGGATAAAAAACACCCTGAGTATATTAAACAGATACTGGCAATTTATTCACAAAAAAAGTCTGAGTATTTGAACTCGTATGATTACTGGAACGATCTAGATGATCTACGCAAAGCAAATAAACTTACAGATGAATTCATCTCTGACACGTTTGGTAGTGATTCCTATACCGCCGAAAAGTTAGGATTCGACTCAACAAGGGTATTTATGAGCCACAACTGTTCATTCGATTATAGAAATGGCAGTGTTGTGGGAGTCAACATTGATAACTATATGGGCGCAATATTGAAGCACCACTTACTTATTAAAGACTATAAAGTAGCAGGTGGAGACTATTCAATAGGATTTTCTATCTCATTGGCCAATTTTGGCCCAAAGGATATTAAATACATTTACTTTTCAACTGTGGCTAAAAATCCTGTAAAGGACATAGTAGGCCGAAAGGTATTTACGGGCGTCGGCCCTGTTGAAAAGGGCGCAACAGTTTCATTTGAGTTTGAGGATGGATACTATTCAAGAACAGCCTCCTCCCTATCCATTGAGTCGATACGTATGCTATACTTCGATGGAACGCAAAAGGTGCTAACAAAACCTATGGTTCAAGCAATCATGCATACCAATTACGAAGATTTTTAAGTAGGGTATTGCCTATTCAACTCATTTTGCTACCTTTGAAGTGCGAAGTATTAATGGAGGGCAGCGATGCCCACAAAATTGTTTGTTGGGTTTTTTTATTGGTTTGAACTAGCAGTTGTGTCTATATAAAAGGCGCGGCTTTGCTACACCCCGTGATAGTTGGCTATAATGGCCTTATCAAGTCCTTCATTGGTACTTCGCAAGCGGGTTAGAGTGGCAAAGCCGCGCCTTTCTATTTTCACGTCCGATGCCATTGTAGGACAATAATTGCGAAAACCAATGTTACCCAATCAAATCATTACGGCAATATCTGCCGAAACTCCCCAGTCCATTCGGGCTTATTTTGAGAAAGTACGAGTTCTTGCCAAATCTGGCAACCCGTACCCTGTAAAGCTCGATGAGGTTTGGCCCTTGTGCTATGCTGAAAAGGGTATAGCAGTAAAAGTCCTCAAGAAACAATTCATTGAGGGTTACGACTTTCGCTCATTTGACCAAAAAGTCAAACGAGGAGTTGGTGGTACGGTTACTCAGGTTTACGAGCTTTCCGTACCATGCATGGAATTTTTCATAGCCCGTAAGGTTCGGGCTGTCTTTGAGATTTACCGGGAGGTATTTCATCGGGTTGCGGACATGGTTGAACAATCCTTTAATGATAAAATGGAGGCACTGGTTAAATTAAATAACAGCTTAACCAAGCGGGTCATTGGTCTTGAGTCTATTGTCAGTCGGATGGATAAAGCACAGACTATTTATTTTGAGGCAAAAGTAAAGGCGGAGACCAAAAAGCATGACCAGGACGTATTGATACGCCGGACGCGAATCTTTTCGATGGTGAACATGAAAATACGCTGTTCTCACGGATCATTAAAATGGCCGGACTTTTGGGACTCTTTCCGGAAGTCTTATGGTATTGATGTTGCTATTCTTCAGCGTGAACAGAGTGAAAACTTGCTAGATGTTGCCATTCGGCATGGGTACATTGATAAGATTGAGGATATGTTGGACGCGCAATAACCATGAACGCACTGATTCAAATAACAACTAACGAGCAAGGCTCTCAGGTTGTATCAGCTCGTGAACTTCATGCATTTTTAGAAGTGAAGACGCCACTAGAAAAATGGATGCCACGAATGGTTGAGTATGGATTTAGCCAAGGTGTTGATTATCAACAAATTGACAAAATTGTCCAATTGGGTAATGGCGCAAAGCGGGTTGTTCTGGATGATTACGCACTAACGCTTGATACAGCAAAGGAGTTGGCTATGTTACAGCGGACCGATAAAGGTCAACAAGCAAGGCGGTATTTCATTGAGTGTGAGAAGCAACTAAAAGCATCGCCAGCACTAACCCAAATTGAAGTGTTAATGCAATCGGTTCAATTGCTTGCCAAGCAAGAACGGGATCTGGCAGAGGTAAAAGCATTGCAGGCTGAACAGGGCGAATCCATCCGAATGCTTGAAGCTAAAACGACGACTATACCGGATTACTTCACGGTTGCGGGCTATGCTAATTTGAATCGAATTAACATCGGACTTAAAACGGCTTCGTCGGTCGGCCAAAAAGCCAGTAGGATTTGTAAGGAGCGAGGGTATATGATGGAGACAACGCCCGACCCCAGATTTGGTCAAGTGAATATGTATCCAAGCCAGGTACTAAAAGAGGTTTTTAGTCAACCAATCACCTAAAAGATCATTAGTATGATTGTTTTAAAGCCAGTTCCATTTTGGGGCTGGCTTTTTTTATAGACGTGGATTCAAATTACCACTCAGCGACTCACTGGGTTGACTGACAATGTTCCAAACAGTGGAGCGGGCTTTGATGCCAAACTTATCCATGATCTTCTGCTCAATTGCCGTTTTCGCGTTACTGGGATCGGCCGAAAGTTCCTGGTAAACCTTGCGAATCTTTTTGTGTTTTACCTCCCTCTCCTTTTGCGTTTTCGTTCGTAGTGACATACGTAGTAATTGGCGTTTAATTCTCTATAAAACTACAAATAATTATTGAATTTTATTTACTCAAAAAAGAAAATATCAAACGCGCAAACAATTGCCATACTATTACATTATTTAGCATAATAGTTTTCATAAATAATAGCCCTAATAAATTCAGTATCAACACGCTACAAATCTATCAATTGCTTTATTGCTTGCTTTATTTACTGCTTTTTTTAAGGCTTTTTGCGCTGCTTTTTGGCTAATTTTTCCCTTGTTTTTGATTAATTTTTTACCGTTTTACGTGCTTATATTTAAGGAAATTAACTCACCAGCAGCGCGTTAATGAACCTTAATTATTCCATCAACGGTATTAGCTTTTTAAGTCTGGGCATCATCGTGTCCGACTCATCGGGCGTTATCGATGGATTGGAACTTAAGGAACCCTTCTCAGTCAACTGGCCCGATGCCCACGGGCAGGTGGTCGACCTGCTGCGCCCCCGCTACAAAGAGCGAGAAATCGAGCTTGATTGTAAGCTCATTGCCAGCAGTCCCGACGATTTGATCACCAAAACAAATGGGCTCATTGCGCAACTAGTCAAGACCGGTACCCAAAGGCTCCGGATCAACCCGGTGGAGAACAAACCCCTCGTCTACGAGGTGTACTCGCCAAAAGGATTCTCGGTTAAAAAGAAATGGCGGGACGCGACTATACCGGCTGAGTTCAGCCTTACCCTCATCGAGCCGCAACCTGTCAAGTGGATACTGTCGGGTGTAACCGGTCAGGTAGCCAGTATCCGCTTGACCTCACCGGCCCCCTTGGTCATCTACTGGGGTGACGGCACCAAAACCGACGCCAAAGGCACGAATCAGACCTACAGCCATACCTACGGGGGCACTACCGGCACGGTTTATTACGTGATCGTTTCGGGCGAGCTGGAGCGCATGACGGTGCATCAAAAAACTAACCTCACCGAGATATGGCCCCTCTTGTACTAAGGACAACGGACGGGGCCGATATCCCCCTGACCAGTCAGAACCCCTTGTGGGGTGTTTCGCGCGCTGAGCAGAAGCAGGATCTACTGACGGGTGACACGCTGAGCGTATCCATTGAAAGCACTTCACCCATTAGCATTCAGATCGGGCAGACCGTTCCAGTATTCGGGCAACTCTATACGCTTAACACCCTACCCACCGTAACCAAGACGGGCAACAACCGCTACGAATACGAAGCGTTGCTGGAAGGGCCGCAGTACCATTTGCTGCGCGTGGTGTTCTTTGATACCGATGTTAACGGCAACGCGCTCAGCAGCGTGTTTTCGCTAACGGGCAACCTTCAATTCTTTGCCGAGGTGCTGTTTTCCAACATGGCCCGTGTCTTCTCGGGCGCGTGGGGACTGGGCACCGTGTCGGTACCCGGTGAGAGTACCCAGTCGGGTGGCGCGGGAACGGCTATCCCCGGCGATCAAACAGAGACAAAGACACTATCGTTTGAGAACGAGAACTGCTTGTCGGTTCTGCAACGACTGTGCGCCGAATGGGGCACGGAGTTTAGCATTGAGTACCGGGCTAATGATGCGCCGAACCGAATCCTGACCATTGGCCCCGCCGGGCAGACGCTAAGCGATCAGTTTAGCTACGGCCAAGGCAACGGACTCTATAAGCTGTCCCGTCAATCGGTACAGGGCACCCAGTTCTTTACCAAGGCCTACATCTTTGGCGGCTCCAAAAACATACCCGTGGGGTATCGGGGCTTTGCCACGCGTTTGCAGCTACCCGGCCCGGCTGTTCCGGCGGGATCTAACCCCTCGCCATGGGATTCATTTGTACAGGACAGTGCTGGCATTGCTACCTACGGGCTGATTGAAGGCACTAAAGTCTTTGATGATATCTACCCCCACCGGACGGGGACGGTGACCGAAGTGGTTGACCAGTTATCATTCACCGATGTAGATGTTGATTTTGACCCCTTCGCCTACGATGAAACGGAGGTTGTGGCGGGCAACGTTCGTCCCATCTTCAAATACCAGATCAAAGGCCTTGCGCCCAAAGTATCATTTCTGACCGGCCAGCTGGCGGGTTACAGTTTCGATCTGATCAAGTTCTTTACCAACAATTACATTCTCCAGTTAAAGTCTTATACCGACGATAACGGACTGGTGTTTCCCTCACCCGATCCGGCATCGCCTTTCCGGATTCAACCCGGCGACACCTACACGTTTGTCGACATGAAAATGCCGGATGAGTATGTCACAGCGGCCGAGAATAAACTGCTCGCTGCGGGGCAGGCCTGGCTGGCCGAGAACGGTACCCCATCGGTTGAATACAGTCTGGAGCTGGACGAGTTGTATCTGCAATCAAAAGCAAACGATACGGGCATTATTCCCATTGACTCACCTCCTAACTTTTTCGTAACGGGTGACGCAATCCGGCTCATCGATACAGACTTAAGTATTGACAAACTGGCCCGAATCACCGGCTTTACCCGCGATGTGCTTCGTCCCTACAAATATACTCTGACCCTGGGCGATACGCGCAAAATCTCACGTCTGCAACGCATTCTGGCCCAACAAACGAGCGTACGCGATCTGATCCGAACCAAGATTGAAGAGCCCGCAGCGGGCACCGAACCCCAGGTGGTTAAGAGCCAGATACAGGACATCAAAAATACGCTCATCACCCACGGCAACGCCATTACCCTGACCCTATCGGCTAGCCCTATCCCTTCGGGCTTCATGCCCACGGGGGGTAGTAAGACGCCGGGTCGGCACGAGCTATATGTTGACGTTTGGCAAGGGGTGATTGGGAATCTCAATCGAAAGAAAATTGGCCTCGTGGAAGCAATCGGCCGTAAACGACCGTTCCGATGAGCCTACCCATAGCGGCCGTCGGCACGGCAACCGGTCCCGGCTGGCAGTACAGACTGGAAAAAGACAACACCTTCACCCCTTGGTTCAACTGGGCGGATGATCTGGTGTTTACCCTGGCTCCGGACGGTAATGCCCTGCAAACCGGTGTTATTTACTGGCTTTACGGACGAAACGCGTATATGCCCGCGTTTCTCTCCGGTTCCATTGAAAAGCCGGTTGCTGTCCCCATTCAGTTAACCGCGTCGGGTGGTGTCATTGCGGGCCAAACCGTGGTGGCCGCTCAGACCACCTCAAGTGAGCTGAACACGGGTGATTATTCGTTTTCACCATCGGGGTCGGCTACGGGATCAGGTTGGCAGTACCGGCTGGAACGGGCTGGCGTGTTCACTACCTGGCAACCCTGGGTAGCAAATTTTGCCTTTACCAAGGACCCTGACGGGCAAAACTTACGGCCACAAACTCTTTATTGGCTCTACGCAAAGAACCTGTTCCTGGACCCCGATGAGGACGGTGGGGCCAACGCGGAACTAGTTGCTTCCATTGAGATAACCGCTAGCGGTGAGGTGGTATCGGGTAGTCCGTTGGGCAATGTATTGCCCGAAGGGGGGCTTAGTGATCTGTTAATACAAATCCTTTCGGGCATATCCTACTACGCGGGCAGTAAAAACACCTTACTGCTGGCCGATGGTACGGCTTTTGATTATAGCCCCAGTAGCACCGAAGAAATTGATGGCGTATATGTCCTCGCGGCTCCGGGCAAAAGCGGAGGCCGTTGGCTGCGTCGGTACGGACTTCATTTAAGTGTACAGGACTACGGCGCTATCCCTGATGCCAACTTCGCTACGGGCGGAGGCACCGACAATACCACTGCCATTCAGAAGTGCATTAATTTCTGTGATCGCCATAACCTGATCGTCTGGTTTCCTGGCATCGGCGGGTATCGCACCACGGGTGAGCTACTCCTAAAGCGCAATATCTTCGGCATCGTGATGAGCAACAGTAGCCCCATTATGCCCACGGGGTCGAGCTTTACCGCCCTTCGCAGCGAGACGGAGATCAATTTAAATACCTGCAAAATTAAGATCGTCGGCCCTTCCGTAGTGCAAAACGGACTGACCCAGCGTGTGGAAATGCATGGGTTACAGCTCAATAACCCTCAGCGTTCTAACGGGGAATGGATTGAGGTCTTCAACATTTCAGGCAAGGGTGTGGATATCGTCAACCCCTGGGACTCGAACTTCTTTACGATCACAGTCGAGAATTGCGGCAACCTGTTCAACTACGCCTATAATTTTCGGGGCGAGGGCGACACGGCCAATATGTCGAAGGTTCATCGGCTTCAGGTGGAACGGTCTCACGACCGGGCAATCTACATTCAGGGCGATAATTTGTGCGTAACGCACGATAATATTCACTCGGAGCAGACCATGTGCACGGTGAATGTGATTGCCCAGAGCAACCCCTACGCGTATTATTTCGGGGGTGGGAGCTGTGATTACCACAATATCCGACTCAACGCCACCACCGACGCCACGTATGGGTACAACCCCCTGAACTGTATCGTGCTGTTTAGGGGGGCGTATCTGAGCGTCTACGATGCCCGGATTGAATCGGCATTAGCCGTAAATGTCGATGCGAACGGCAACGGCCCCATTGATATTCACAACTCGTCCCTGTCGGGCCCCCTGCAATCCCTTGGCACCGGGCCCATGCGGGTTCATAACAGCAAGGTGGCTAAAGCGTACGGGGTAACGATTCTGGTTGAATACGACAACGCCTGCGTGATTGATGAGCTGGAAGTGGGCTTTACCCAGACGCTCAGCTCGCAGCTCAAGGTCAGAGACAGCAAAATTGGCTACCTGCATTCAGGTAGCGTTCATAGCCGGGTTGAATTCACGGGTTGTGAAATCGCGTCGGGCAGCCTGATTGGCAGTGGCTACACCCGCATGACGGACACGCGCTTTACGGGCAACTTAGCTGTTGAGTATACTCAACTCGAACTGTTTCACTCGGAGATCATCGGCAACGTGACGACTGATACGGGCTATCTGGGGCTCTATAACAATTCGCGCATTAAGGGAAACCTCAGTATCGGCACCAACCGGCAGGTCATTATCGATCAAGCAAGCGTGGTAACGGGGGATTTGACCAACATGAGTTTTCCCGAATCCGCCCTGTTTTACCCCGGTGGCTGGCAGGAGGGCATGATTACCCGCAACCCCAGGACGCTCGACATCTGGCAGTTTTACATGGGGGCCTGGCTGCAACTCAATGCATTTATTGGTCCCCTCATCAAAGCGGGGCGACCGTATGCGAGTGAGATACCGGAACGCACAGCCCGATTTGTTCACAACACGCTGGAAGATACGGTCAAGCTTTACCTGAAACTTAACGGCACCAAATATACCGTAGCTCTCGCACCTGAAACAGACGATGATCCAGGTGCGGGTACTGAATCAGACTTAAATGCTGTAACGGCGGGGCAACACTACGTTTTAGCCAGTACCGCAACCGCTACGGGTGTTTATCGAATTGCTGATGATGGACACAATTTAACTGTAAATGAAGGTGGTAGTCTGTCATTGCATGTGGAAGAGCAGTATTCGGATGGAACTTGGCAAACGACTAGTCGAAGCCGAAGTTGGCTTATAATTTCCTCTATATCAGGTGCATCCATTTCTAACGTAGGGCTTTTATCAATACCGACAAACAGTATATCAACAAATACCGATGTCACAGCACAGGCCACATTTGCAGACTTCAGTGTGGTTTCAGTCACTGTTCACGTCATCAACCTTTAAAAACTTGAGCATGGAAACGACCAAAAAAGAGTTTTTATACTTTGAGAACGGAACACCTAAACAACTCCTGTCCGAAGATCAGACGCGTCAGCTTTTAGGTGCCGTTCAGCCGAATGTCATTGACAGTACATCTCCAAAACCAGCCACATCCCTACCTATTTTCGGACTTCCACGGATACTACTTGGCTTTACTGAAGACGGGAATGGGATGTGTTCGGGGTCTGACAGTACAGGAAAACCTCTGCCTTTTTTGTTAGAGGTATTCCCCGGAACTGTGGACCAATTTATGCCTCGTGGGATTAATCGAAAGTTTACACTTCGGGCTGATAGAACATTGCCAGAGGGTATTCAAACAAATTGGTGGGGGCTTGCGCCACCTGAAAATCTACCCGACTTTCCTGGTTATCGAAAGCGCTATTGGAACGGAAAGTCTGATCAGATTTTCTATGAATTCTCTGACCTTGCTGATGAAACTCCGATGGACGAACCGATTCAAAAGGGAGTTCCGGCAGGTGATGCAAGCTTGTCCAACGAGTCTATGCCCGTGGTCAATAATGCACAAGAAAGTGATTTAACAAAAGCTATAGCCGGAACTCATTATGTCTTACGGGATACCCTTTACTAAGCAACCCCCTAGCGTAACTGGTTGGGCGGCAGGTGACATTCGTTGGTTTCCTTACGACGACCCATTGAACTGTGCTCAAGGTGAATCAGCCTTTTTTGCTATTAGAACATGGGCCGGACGGGTGGCGGCAACTTACGCAACCGAACCCGAATTAGAATCGGCACGCGACTGTTCTGGTGGAAGTGTGATCACGCCACCACCAACCCCAGGAAACATTCAAACCAATACCGTTAGAGCCAATTTCAATGTACTCACATTGGTTACTGAAAATAATGGCACCAAGTGGCGGATTCGCAAGACATCCAACTACGGCATCCCCTCGGGACAGCAGGAGTTTATCTACATCAACGGTGAACGCAAAGCGAGTTTTGGCGGCTACGATTATTTTCCCGGCGATCAAATTTCGGTTTTGTATGCCATCTCAACGGATACAAACCCTAACAATTGGACAACCAAAGGATACAGTCTCATCATTTTTGGCGCGATATAATCATGAGTGAAATACTAGCCCCTGCCTGGCTTAATAAAAGCGAACTGCACCTGCCTACGGGACAGAAAAATGCGTTGGTATTTGCTTTGCCCGACAATCGTATTCATACGACCATAAACCGTCGTCTGGATCAGGAAAGCGGAGACATCATTGGCCGGGCGGGCATTTCGGCCGTCATGGACTTTCGGGATAACAACCGGCAATACTGTTTCGAGTGGATTCACTCAAACATCATGGCCAACGCGGGCAAGCCGCCCGGTCAGCCCTTTGGTCCGTCCAGTTTATCCCAACAGGATATTATCAACGTATCCAATACCGTTGGTACGGGCTTCATGGAGGCCAATGAGCTGGGCGAGGGTGACCCCTGGGGGATGCCTTATTACCTGGATCAAAAGCGGTGGTGGTATCAAGCCCGCAAAGCGGCCTATCAGGCAGCCAATAAGCCTTATCGGGACTACGGTACCTATGGCGGCTTTGAGAACTTCAACGGCGACCCATGGCTGTTTAAAACAGGAGGGAGCACCGATGTATTGCCTAACGCAAACAACGCACCCTTCAAGGGCTATATTCAGACTCTATCTGGGGCAAGGAACTCGTGTGACTACTTTAATCTGTTTGAACCTATTGGCGTTGGGGCAATTATTAAAAATTATGCTGACACCCCCGATTACGCACCAGACTATTACCGTAAGAAATTTGCCGCCGAGGTGATGGGCAAAGGCGGTGGCCGAGTGGGTGGCCTTGGCGGTTCGCCCCTAGCTTATCTGGACTGGGGTAATTACGAGGGGCTGGGCGAGACGGGGCCTGGAAGCCTGCACAACGGCATTTTCTACGAACGCACCAAGCCTGATGGAACGGTACTAACGGGCCAGTATCACCCAGCAGTGGATTTTGACTGGCTGATGGCGTGTGGTTTCTGCATTGGGTTCTGCATGACCGACGGCTGCATCCCATTCAACGAACGGACCCGCTACAGTTCCAATCCGGCCGACAACAACTACCCCATGGAAGCGCTGTCCTATCAAGACAGCACGTTTGAGGCCGCTTACCGCTACGCCCAGACGGCCCGCACGGCCGGACAGCCATGGCAGTATGCCCGCTACCGGTTTGCGGGTTCTGAGCAGTGGATCGAGCCCAAGACCGACGGCACGACCATTCTGGATCACGCCAGCGCCTTTGGTGGTCCCTATGCGAAAGGAAACTCCCGCCGGGGGCGTCCCGATGTGATGTTTCGGGTTAAAAATAACGCTCTTGACTTCTGGGCATTTGATCCCAGTCGGGGCATGGAAAGCACCGAAACCATTATTGTCGAACCCATCTCCGGTCACAGTTACAGCATTGATTTGCGCGGGGGCAAACTCCGCCAGTTCAGCGAAACTATCTAAACCACCATGAACAAACGCTTTTTACTCGGCAACATCCTACTATTTCTAACGGCTTTACTGATTGGCATTGATGGGGCTAGGGGGCAGACGCCCAAACAGCTCTACGACGCCAGGGTATTCAAGGGCAATACGTATAGCTACCCCGTCATCGACCTTCCTTTGGACGATACGGCTAATTATACCGCCCGCTTGTACTACTCCAAACTGGGAGCGGCACTGCCTAATGCCTTGCAACCGGTGGTTGAGAAAAGCATAGGGTTTTTGCGGGTCAAGCTCAATACTACCAATGTGCTGCCCGCGCTGGCGTGGCTGGAGATCAAATCCGGCTCCCAAACTCGCTATATGGCGAACGTGTACACGGACAAGTCCGGCAGGGTGCAGTTGGGCGCATCGCCGGATGAGGCCAGCTATATCTCGCTACTGAATGAATTGACCCTGTATCTAACGCACGATAGCTACGATGAACTGCTCGCATTACTTCTGGAATACAATTTTTAACAACGATAAATAAACCATGAAACACTACCTGATTGGCGTTTTACTTTTATTCTCCCTGGCTAGTTCGGCGCAGTTCGTGCCCGGCCCCTCGGGGGTTTACCGGCTGCACTACCGACTCCGATCGGAAGGAGGCATGGGCTTTTCTCCCCGGATGTATAGTCCTGGGGACTCCTCATTTGTTGCGGGATTGCGCAATGGTACTATTTCCACGGGCGTAAGTTCATGGACAGCCCTTAGCGACCGACCAACGCTGTTTTCGGGCAACTACTCTGACCTCGCCGGTAAGCCAACATTGTTTTCGGGTGCTTACGCCGATCTGAGTGGCAAGCCTAGCTTGTTCTCCGGCGCATGGGCGGACCTGACCGGAAAGCCCAGCACGTTTACCCCTTCGGCACATACGCATCTGGCTACGGAAATCAGCCTGGATGCCACGCACCGGTTTGTAACGGATGCCCAGATTGCGGGCTGGAACTCAGGTACGGGCTCCGGTTTCTCAGGCAGTTATACCGACCTGATAAACCGGCCGAACTTTGCCACAGTGGCCACATCGGGCAGTTATACCGATTTAGCTAATAAGCCCAGCTTGTTCTCTGGAGCCTGGGTTGATGTAACGGGCAAACCCAACTTCGCTACCGTAGCGACTTCGGGTAGTTACAATGACCTGTTGAACAAGCCCAGTTTGTTTTCCGGCGCATGGGCAGACATTACCGGCAAGCCTACGTTTGCGACCGTGGCTACGTCGGGTTCTTATAACGACCTGCTTAATAAACCGACCATTCCGACAGCACTTACCGTCACCACAAACGGCACAAGTGGCGTAGCGACGTATGCAGGTGGTGTGCTTAACATTCCTTCGTACGCCGGGGGCGGCTCGGCCACAACGGACGCATCGCAGCTTACTAGCGGTATTCTCTCAGCCGCCCGCCTGCCAGCTCTCACGGGCGATCTGACCAGCTCAGCAGGTACGGGAAGTTTGACGTTGAACAGCATCCTGACGGCGGGCACAGTTGGTTCGGCTAGTGCTATTCCAATCATCACCTACGATGCAAAAGGGCGTATCACAGGGGTGAGTAGCACGACATTTTCGGCTAGTGGCGGGGGTAGCTTCGCACAGGCAGATGCTCGTAATGCTATTTCTGGTGCATCAGGCGTCAACTACTCCAAAACAGAAGGGATTGCAACCATTGACAACGGATACGTCAATACCTTAATTGACAACCGCCTTAAGTCCTATGATGGCTACGACCCACTGGTCAGCAAGGTACTATCAACAACGGGTAGCAGTTTCAAATGGGTGCCTGCCGTTTATTCCGAAAGTACGGTATCGGCTCAGTCACCGCGCGACACTGTCCTGTTGTATGCCGATAGCACCCTTAGCCGGGTAAATCCTGGTGCTATGAGTACGGTAACGCTCACCACCGAAGCCCAGATACGTACCTTCCTGACCAGCGCCCAGACGAATGTTAACGCCACCGTTGCTGATGGTACCTACGTTATTACCACCCCGCTTGGTCAGACCGGCAACTGGACGAATGTTTGGTTTCATGCTGCTACGAAAGGGGGCGTTCATTTTCAGCGCACCGGGGGCTCGACAGCATTCATCTACACCAATACCCACACCATCAATCGGGTAAAAGTAGATGGCTTTAAATTCTCCTCAACGTTTGATAATGCCGGGGCGCAGGCCTACGCGCTTTATTTCTCCAACGAGCTGGTCACCATCGACGGACTGGAGACGGTCAACTGTGAGATAACCAGTAATAGCATTGGCTCTTACAACGGCTGGAACATGGAGCAGTATTCGCAGGGGTCCAGTTCGGGCGCTATCGCCAAGAATATCTGGTTTCACGCCAACTACGTTCACCACGTCGGGCGGGCCAACGAAATACTCTCACAGGGCTATGATTACCCGCGAATTATCGGTCTGGTCATTAGTAACAATCGCTTTGAGTACATGGGTACAGGTAACCAGTACGGGTTTGGTGCCAGTAAATCAGGACTCATCAAAGGTATTCTGGAAATTAACAACCGCTTTATTCAAAACCGGGGCATTTCATCGGAGTTTGTTAACACCCAATATGCACTGTCTACCGGCAACTTCTTCAGCACAACGGGTTCCAATGTGGTCGTTGGCTATGGTATTTCAGACGACAATGTGGGTAGCACTAAATACCTATATTTCGAGAACGCCACAATGAACGTAACGGGCAGGCCTTTCTACGTATATGGGTCCAAGTACGTTAACTTCAGCGGGGGCACTTACACGGGCCGATACGGAGTGGATATGACCGGTTCGAATAACAGCTTTAAAAACATGACCGTCAATGTCTGGGACAATGTAAGCTCGGGCGGATCGGGCACCTCGTTTGCGTGGCAAATTGATCTGGGAGCATCAAATAACACACTTGACAATGTGTCGATTTCTAGTGCCAATACCATTGCCAATGGTGGTCTTTATGCCCGCGAAGTACTGGTTGTGAAGGGAAGCAACAACACGATCAAAAACAGCACACTCACGCAGGGCAAACAGGCCAACGGCACCTACTACGGCTACACGCTGGCTAATTCCGGAGCTAACAACACACTCACAAACAACACACTCGCACAAGGCAACTAACAACCATGAAACATAGACTCATTCTATTATTATTGGGCTTATTCTCCGCGTTTGGGGCACAGGCTCAGGTTTTTTTAAAGGACTCATCCGGTTCTGTATACATAAAGTCAGGAACGTCAGCCTATCGAAATATTTCTTCAGGCATAACAACCAGCGCCAGTTCACTCACTACGGGCACGCTGCCTGATGCCCGACTAAGCAACACCGGGACGACAGGCACCTATGGATCATCTACGGCCATCCCGGTTATTACGACCGATGCCAAAGGGCGGGTAACGGGTGTAACCACGACCACATTTACTACCGGGGCGGAACTCTTCGTTGACTCCACCCAGTTTACCGGCGCGGGCACCAATGCGTCACCACTGAACATCCGGCTTAGCACGGAGCTAACCCGGATTCGGGCGGGCTTCACGGCAGGCACCGGTATTGCCATAAGCGCCGGTGGTGTCATTTCCTCCACGGCGGTATCGGGCACCAACGTCACCACAACGACCGATGCGCTCAATGGCAGCCAGCAAGCGTTATATATCACACCCAATGCGGATCAGCAACGTCTGTTTTTTGGAAGCACCGCAAAAAAGTTCTACGCCCTCAATTTTGTCAACGTGACGGGCCTTGAGAATATGCCGGGCTTCAAGTTCAATGTGGGCAACCTGGCCCTGGGTACGGATGCCGATGCGACCATTACGCGGGCTGGCAATGTCATCAAATTTAATTCATCCAGCACCGGCACGGGCACCGACAACGGCTATGATTTCTACGGCAACAGTACGGCCTATAGCACGCTGGCGGATGGGATTAGTCCCATTATGAGCCTAAGAACCCTAAATGGCGGCAGGCTGGGCATCAACGTAACGGCCCCCACCGAAAAGCTGGACGTAGGCGGAGCGGTCAAGATTTCCGATGGCGGCTATGCAACCATTGCCAACAACGCGACAACACCTGTGCCCACGGGCGCGGGCGGAACGCTGGTGTTTCAATCAGGGCACTTTTACGGCTGGACGGGTACGGCCTGGAAACAACTCGACAACTAAGCGATGAGACACCTACTTGTTTTCCTGCTCCTGCTGGCGAGTTTTACTGGTTTCGCCCAGTCGCAGCGCATCGGACTTGACCTAACCGGAACAGTCCCCACGGGCACCACTAAAAAACTGGTGCTGACCAAAACCGGTACAACTCCCACGGGGGCTGCCATACGTTTCACCTTGCCCGATGGCAGTTTGACGGATGGCTCGTTTGCCTACTCGGTACCCGTTGGGTATCGAAGTAGTGCGGGCATCTTTACGGCGGACTCTACGTTGATCCGGACGCTCTGGTCGGGCGTAGTCTCTGTTAGTTCAAGCCCACTTACTTACACCTGGGACGGTTTGGATGATGCGGGGGGTGTAGTACCGGCGGGTAGTTACTTTGCCCGTGTGCTAGTCAACAATGTGCAGTACAGCTACGAGGGGGCGATTGGTAACACCTCCGTGACGAGTGGCAGTAAGACGGGCATCCATAAGGGGTATCAATTCATCCGGGGCATGGTGGAGGTAGGTAACTATATATACTTCTGCCAGCATTACGCCGAGGGACCGCCCTCCCCGGCGAAGTTCCTCAAGAGTGCGCCACAGGTGAAGATTGAGTACCTGCCCACTGGCACCAATCAGGCCACAGAGTACATTTGCTCGGATGGTACCAATGTGTACTACGGTGGCTATGATTTGTTCAGCCCCGGTGGTAACGGCAAGAATACGTGGGTGTTTGCTACGCGGGTTTCAGACGATAGCCGGGTGACGTTTTCGAGTGGAACATCTTACACACCAGGTCAGGGCACATACGCCAATAGTGCCATTGATCTGCAAACCACCAATAACTACATTACGGGTCTTGCCGTGCAGACAACGGGCAACTACTTATTTGTTTCCCACAACACTTCGGGTACCATTGCCGTGCTCAATAAGACAACCGGGGCGCTGGTCAGGACAATTACCCTTTCGGGTGTGCGTCAGATCGCGATGGATACGGATAACTTTCTGTGGGTTATCTCAGGTACCAACACGGTAGCCAAATTCCCCGTGAACAGTGACGGCACATTAGGCACGGTGGCCGTCACGCTATCGGGACTGGTGGCTCCTCTCGCCGTCACGGTGAATGGCAGCACGGTCGTGGTCTGCGATGCCGGCACAGCCCAGCAGGTGAAGGGGTTCAGTAATGCGACCGGTGCGGCTTCATGGACGCTGGGACAATCGGGCGGGTATAGTACCACGCCCATCGTGAGCAATGACCGCTTTTACTTCTCCGACCTATCAGGGGGTATCAATGACAGCTTTATTGCCTATCAAAGTGACGGTAGTTTCTGGGTGGGTGATCGGGGCAATTACCGGGTGCAGCATTTTAATTCGAGCCGGGCTTATATTGACAATATCGCCTACATTCCAGCCAGCTACGTAAGTGGATTAGATGCAAATAACCCGGTCCGGCTATTCGATCAGTACCTCGAATTTGCGATTGACTACACCAAAACGCTTTCTCCGACAAATGGCTCATGGACGCTCGTTCGTAACTGGCGAAATCAAATACCGGCCCAATATTTCAGGCTCGATAACCTGATTCAGAATGTGGACATTTTTGGCGCACTCACCAACGTAGCCACCCTGTCCAATTCGCGCACCTATGGCCTGCTTCGTCGCTACGATACCGGGGCATTGAGTGTGGTTGAACTACCGGCGAGTGGTCAGCTTCGGTTCACCGGCATCAGCCTGTCGGCTCCGGTTTACATGGGAAAAGACGGGGGGCTATACCGAACTGTTTCCAGTCTGGGGGCAACCCCACCCGGCTATAGCTGGACCAAACAGAGCCTGACTGGCTTCGATGGCAGTAACAACCCCACATGGGGCACCGCTACGGGTATTGCGTCAACAACACTAGCAGCCAGCGATCCTATCGACTGGTCGGGTTACGGCTCCGAATCGGCAGGCAAGCTAACCAGCTCCAGTTTACTTCCGATTCTGCAGCAGAACATGGTGGCGAACGGCCACGGTTACGGCTTTCATTTAGGGGCGATCAAACTGGGAGCCACCAGATGGAAATGGCGAACCGCCTATGCGACAAGTGGGCCGTCCTATCAGGGGGAGTATCCCAGTGACGGATCGTATGATATTGGCAACCATGCGAATTTCGTCGCCGGCAATCAGAATGGGTATGCGGGGGGCGATGTGGCCGTCGCCGGTAAACATATTTTTTGGAACTACTTCGGTGAGTTCTGGAAAGATTCGCAGACCAACAAATGGCAGCATGTGTATGACAATGGCTTGCTGGTCGGCGTATTTGGTCCCACCGGACGGGATACCGATCAGACGGGTATGGCCGGGGGTGTGCACTTCGGCCATGCGGTCATTGATCCGACCAACTCCGATGTGGCTTATATCTACCACGCCGAGGAAGGGGGCTATTCGGGCCTTGATCGCTGGAAAATAACGGGGCTGAACTCGATTGCCGAAACGCAGACCCTTAGCCTGGTAGCGTCGACCAAAGCCTTTCGCCAGGTGACCACAACCGCTACGGATTTACTTTCGGGACTGCCCAGACTATCTACCCTGCCAGCCAGCACAACCATCGCCGGATGGTACCGGACAAGCACGGAAGATTTGACCGCTGAGTTCAGCGGCAATGTGCGTTCAATTCGGACCAGTATTCAGAACTATAATAGGTTCGCCAGTCCTGATCTGTTTGTGAAGTTCAGTAAGAATAATGAAACCGAGTACGTGTATCGAAGTTTGGGGGCCAACAATTCGACCAGTTGGGAACTGTCGGGGGTGGTTAACAACACCTTCGGCAATGGCAATGATTTAGAGTTTGGCAGTGCCGGCAGCGGGGGTATCTATTTGGATGTGCTGGATAATTCAGGCAAGGTGATCGCCAGGTATTACAATAAGACCCGGTTTGATGTGTCGCCTGCCCAAACCTACTGGTACGCAAACACGACGCTGTTAACCCAACAACAAACCTTTACGGCTCCGGCGAACGCACTGATTGCCAATCAGCCTATTAGCATTAAGGTGATGAGTGGGGTACTAAGCTTGAAATTTGGTAGTTACACGACTCCCTCACTTACTGTTTTTGAAGCTGGGGCGAACCTGGCCACACCGACCACATTGAGAATTACGGTTTGGGACAACGGCCAGAAACGCGACCGGGCCATTGACATGCAGCAGTTACAATTTACAGCTAATTAATCTATGAACAACCAATCAAAATTCCTGCCATTCCCCATCACATTGGTTGATGTGGTCGAAATGTTAAACGCTGCCATGCTGGTAATTACCGGCTACAATATTGGCAATAGTGCCGGATGGTTCGCCATTAGCACTGGTGCGATCTACGCTATCGGCAAAAAGTTTGTCGAGCTGGCAAAGGCGAAGGAAGCGAACGCAGGATCAACAACGCCCGACGTGATGCCCAAAGCCACCACTACCGAAACCCCTTCCTGATATGGCACTGGGCTACAAGTTGTTTGGGAGCCTTATTGGCATTGTCCTTATCATCTGGGCGGTGAGCTACTACTGGGTGCGCCCCGAGGTGTGGAACCCCACAGCAGGGCAGTACAAGACCGAACGCGACAGTTTGCGCAAGGAACTGCCTGTACTGGTTCGGCTGAACGCCACAAAGGATTCAGTCATTGCTGACATTGCGGGTCGCTGGCAGCAAGCCATTGCTTACGGGGATAAGTGGAAAGCTGACCTGAACGCCCAATATGCAATCTCGGACAACTATGCAGCCCGGCTCACCAAAGCCCAGCAGGAACACGCCAACTACGTAGGACTCCAGCAAAACGGCACGCTTGACAAAGGTATTGATCCGGCAACCCTTACCCCCGGTGACGGGCGGGTGGTGCTGGCCAATCTGCAAACGGTGCAGCGGGAAGCAATCGGAGCGAAGAGTTTGGATTCAGTCGGTAGGGTCATTGGCGTACTAACGACGAAAACGGAGCGCATGGGTGGAACGCTGAAACGAGTTGGCCCGAAGCTCGGAACGGTGAGTACCACCCTAAAGGTAGCGGCCAAAAAAGCCAGGTTCCTCTTCTTTGAAACCAAGCAATCGAAGCGGTTGAAGCAGGCAGCTAGTGCGGTGGACAGTATTAAGGCCGATGTGCAGAAGGAAAGCCAACTGGAAGAGGTGTTGAATCGTAAGCCATAAAAAAGCCCGTCTGCGAGCGGCAAACGGGCGAATACTCGCGAGATGGGATTGAACCCATACGGGGTTTATTATAAACTACGGCGATCCGTTTTTGTGGCCCTATCAGACACCACTCTTCGTCACTTTTCGCCAACCCTAACACTGATGGATGCTTAGCGTCTATTTCCGCCACTCGCACTGCAAATGTATTAACAATCAATGACTTAAACAAACCAATGGCAAAGCAACCAAAAACAATCAAAGACATGGAAGCTGCTTCGGGAAAGCCCGACAGCATCGTAACGCTAACCGGCCGCAACGTACGCTCGGACAAGTTGGTCGATAATTACCTCAAGGACTTCAAAAAAGCCCTGCCCGCCCTGACCCTACCCGAACGCATGCCGGTCGACGTGGTGGTGCGCTACGCCGATGGCACATCCACCTGGATAACGGGCGATGACATCAAAGCAGCAGCGGCCCTGCTCAACTTCGCGGGATTACTAAAATAACCGGATTCCGTACCACCGTAAAAAAGCCCGCTACGACGGTAGCAGGCAAAAAGTTCTTTGACAAGCTGTACAGAATTACCCCCACATAAGTAGGGTATTGATGATCTCGGTCCGAATGTCATCCAAACGATTCAGTTCTTCATTGCTGAATCGCTTATACTGGCGTTGGTATCGTTTGTTGGCAAACAGGGTAGGCGACATGCCCATTTGGCGGGCAATATCGGACGGGTTAATGGAAGACACCCTGAGCCAGCCCAGTTCGTCTTCTACGTCTTCTTTTGTGAATAGTTGACGCTTTTTCTTAGCTACAACTTCAGTTGCAACTTTGAATACTTCATCTTTTGGGTAATCTTTTTCATTGGTATCCATATCTTTGCCGGGTGTTTTAAGTGAAACGCCCGGTCTGAGTGGAGTCAGCCGGGCGTTTTTTTTGATTTATTCGCAGCTTACCAATTTAATCTCCATATCATCCATATAGGAATCAATCGAAACACGATAGTCGCCTACATAACAATCACCATTTGTGCTAATTATACAATCAATGCTCCCCTCATTTTCAAACAGATAAAGTACATCCCCATTCGCGAATGTGCTTTTTTCAGAACATTCACGAGCTAATACCTTATACTGATCAAATTCAATTGCTGGCTGAATGACTAATGTGTCTGTGTTGTATGTAAAAGCCTGAGTTCCGAAGGTGATAGTTGCGGTTGCCATTTTCTTGTGTGTTTTAAGGGGTTATAAACCGAGGGACTTTAGGATTACGCTAATCGGGGCTTTCGATACATTTGGATTTTCGGGGGAAGTGGCGGCAAGAAATTTACCGTCCACCTTCAAAAGATAAACGTTTACCGTCTTTCCGTTACCGCTACGAACTTCATGTTGCACCGAAACCAATGGGTTACTATAGGCCTCATCAACTGTCGTTTTAGCGCGGCTCATCATGTTTAGAATTGGTTCGTACCCTAGTGCATTACAAACTTCATTGCCCCAGGAAGATTTACGAAAAAGTGTTTCAATGGCGGGGGTGGCTTGCGTAGTCATTGCTTTGTGTGTTTTAAGCGGGAATCGTTTCCCATCTGCTTCGTATCAAAGGTAGGTATTAAATATAATACCTGCAAGTGTTTGTTGATAAAGTATTAAAAATAATACCCATATTGATTAAACGGTAGTTCTGTACAGCTTACCCATCCTCCACCACACCATTACGTCTTGTTCAATAGTTTCCCACTCTTTACTAAGATGAAAACAATGTCACTCAATGATTCGCAGGCGTCACGGGTGTTTGCCTTATTAACCCTGTTGCTGGCCAGCGCAGACCTTATTGATAAAATTATCGCTTCTCTTCACCCCGAATTGCATTTTTTGGAATGGGTAGCGTGTCTGATGGGTGCTGTTGGCGGTCAGATATTATTCAAAGCCAATACGCCGATGAGGGTACTAGGCGGACTTTTTGTTGGCTACATGGCAGGACTCTACATGGGCGTCGAAGTCGCCAAGCATTTCAACTGGATTGAACCCAATGCCGGACGGGCCTTTGCTGCCTGCGGGGCGGATATGCTTGGTCGGTGCGTCGAATACATATTTCGTAACCCGCGCGAAGCGGTTGATTTTGTGATTGAAAAAGGTGTGAAACTCATATCCTTCCTCGGTGACGATCTAATTGGAAAAGGATTTTCAACGCTTAAAGACCTCTTCACAAAGAAGAGTTAACACCTGAATTATATGTGGCACGATCTGACGCGCTTTTTGTATATCACCAACCGGGAAATTACGGTGATCTGTTTATGCGCCATGTTCCCCCTGGACGTAGTTCTGTTTTATTTAATGTCCCGCTTTGGTCTTTGGAAACGACTGGCCTACGGCTTTTCACTCGTCGTCACCTTTGGTTGGGCACTCTCGTGGTTTGCCGAACCGGCCCGGCAGCCTTCACTCGAGCCTATCTTTCGGGAAGTATTCCTAATGACACTTATGATCATTAAGGCTTTGCGTATCGTGCAGGCCCTGCAAACCGATCGACACGGACGGGTGCAGGGCCTTGCCGTTCGGCCCATGACCAAGCGTGAGCGCACGGTCTCGCTACTAGCCGGAGCGGGAGGCCTTAGCTTTAGTACAGCCGTAGCGATTGGGTTCTGGCTATTCACGGCGTATCAAAATAACGAGGACAAAGAAACCATGAAGGTTGAAGCGCTAAACCAACAAACGCTGATGATTAGCGAGTTTCGCTACATCCTTACCCGGTTTGAGTTGAAGCAGGATTCAACCATTCGGGTACTGCTAAAGAACACCAGCAAGATTGATTACATCCAGAATCAGGGTGCCAAAGGCATTTCTATGGCAGAGCAGGCAGCTAAGAAAGCTGACCGGGTAGCCAGCAAGTTGCAAGCCAAAGAAGCCGTGGAGAAACGGGGTAAGCCCGTTCGGGTTGATAAGATTGAAAAGAAAGAGACGCCCGTTAACTGGTACGACCCGCTGATCAAGCGCTTTGATATGGACGCCATGAACCAGAAGCTACCAGCCGAAGCGGAGGGCTGGGAGAGAAAGACGTTCGCGGTGGATCATTGAATCGCAATGCCTCTGAAATGATACCGTGGAACAGGTACGGGTGGTAGTTTTTCTACCTCATAGGTATAGGCATCTTGCAAAGAGAGTCCGTACATCGTGTAATCTTGACGCGTGTTATCGGTAACACACTTTTTGTTAATCCAGTAATTGTCGTTATACCACGGGTGCCACCCGCGCTCAGAAAGGAAAGCAGCGATAGATTCAAACCGCACACAATCGTTTGGCGAAGAAAGCATTTCTGGTGTCACCTCGCGCAGAAATTCGCCGTGAGCGCATTGATTTGTTTTGCTGTCATTGCACAGGCAGTTTAGGCAGTTTTTGCTATTCATAATATTGCTAGTTTTCTCCCCTAAATATACTGATTAATAGGCACTTATGAAACATTTCTCTTGCATTTGCCGCGAGAATTTGCTACATTTCTGATGGAAAAACGAAGAAAGGAAAGGCGATGGCAACCAAGAAAGAGCGCGAGTTAATTTTCAATAAGTACGGCGGCAAATGTGCCTATTGCGGATGTGACTTGGAGAAGGGTTGGCATATTGACGAGCTAATGCCGATCCGTAGAAATCATAAATGGGATCGGGAAAAGATGAAAATGATTCCCGACGGATGCATGCACCCCGAACGGCTAAATATTGACAATCAAATGCCTGCCTGCGCGTCTTGTAATATCAATAAACACAGTGATTCACTTGAGGACTTTCGGCGCAATATAACCCAATACGTTCAATCGCTTAACCTCTATTCAACGCAGTACAAAATTGCCAAGCGTTATGGATTGATTGTCGAAGAGCCAAAGCCGATAGTATTCTATTTTGAAACGATTGATGGACCGTGGCCTGTACACAAAACCAACCCATATGTAAACTTTGAACTTGGACTCACGATTAAGACAACGCTGGTAGAAACGTAGAAACGATATGGAAAATCAAATAAAAGGTAAGATTCTCATCATTGGCTACGACCCCTCCATTTTGCATTTATTTGCTAATGTCCTGTCCGCTCAGATACAAAAGGAAATTGAAGTCGTCGTAGCTGACATAAAAGAAGCGCAGGATCATCTTTGGCATGTCGCATCAAAGGATGAAGACATTAAGAAGTTTGCTGCCAGTGTTCAGGCCATGAGCAAGGAAATAAAGTACTCACCGCTTGAGGTTACTGAAAAGCCCAAATGGAAGGGCAAAAAGGGCTTCAACTCAGCACGAAATCGTATCATCACATAAACCAACCATACACATGAAAACCAAAACACCAACCCCCTCCGCGCACTACCGCGAACCAAGTGAAAAAGACATCCGCACCGCTGCCATTGGCGGGGGTGTCGTCGCGTATCCCAAGAAATACCGCTCGAACGTGAACAACCAGTGCCATGACTGAAAGTCGAACAAGAAGCGGCACAATATCTTTTTCATGGGGCCCTTACGGTGGCTTTAGTTTCTACCGCGGCTCCTGCACGACAAGGTTGTGTTTAGGCTGGATTGCCTTTCATTACTTCTCAAAAGAGATTGAGGATAGAGAGCGCTTACTACATCTTTCTGATTCTCACTCATAAACCAAACAAGCAGGCATAAACCTTAAGCGAACATGTGTCAAGTCATCGTAGTCGACAAGGGCGACAAAGAAATCGAATCCCCCCGCCAGTTTCTGGAGCATTTCGGGATTACCCTTGATGTAGAAGAGGACGGCGAATTAGCTGATGGTGAAGAATCTGTTTGGGATTGCTGTCTTTGCAATTATGATCTGGATGCTATTTTCCAGGAGAACAACATACCGTTTGTCGTAAGCTCAGGAGACTACTTCGTTGGCGACATTGAGGGCGTAAAACCCGGATGGGATTAACATGGACGCGCAGACCATCTTCATCAAGCTGTGGACCCTCGGCTGGGGCTGTTACCTGTTCTGGCAGGGTGTCATTGGCTACATGCAACGCCGGGCCGAGATACGGGCAATCAAAGAGAAGTATTCACGTAAACGGTACGGAAAATGACTAACGCAAGACGAAACGAAGCAATTGAGTACTGCCTTGCCAACTCGCCTTATTTACAAGGGATGAAGCGGGAAGAGGCTATTGCCAACCTAAAACAGAAGGGCGATGCCTTTATTGAAATGTTGGCCGATAAGCTGTGGAAAGATAATGTAGGCCTTAGAGGATAAGCCATGGAAACCCAGAAGGTAATGTTTTTCGCCTGCTTCGAGACCGCCACGGGCAAGGTGCCACGGCAGGAGATCGTCACCGTGCCAAAACACAAACGGCTTGAGGAGTTCGACCGCTGGCTGACCAATACCGCTATTAACATTCGCAGGGAAGATTCTACCCATAAGTACACGTACCTGATTGCGTGTGATATAATCGATTAGACGATATGAAGCCAAAACTCACCCTTACACCACCCCCGTATGGCAGTTGCCGGATTTGTAAACAACCATTCGAGCCTACCGACGTTCGAGCCGCAAGCCACCTTAAATGCTTTGCCGAAGAAGCGGGCATGAGCATGGCAGAAGTGATGAGAATTGAATTAGACAGGGTTTTGCATCTTTCCAATACACAAGATTAGGCACTATGGCAAAATTTGAGATTGCTTACGACATTACAATGGGCCATGAAGGAGGCTATGCAAATAACTTCAAAGACACTGGAGGCGAAACCTTTGGTGGAGTAGCTCGAAACTTTAATCCCAATTGGAAAGGTTGGGCTATTGTTGACCAAATCAAAAAGTACACCCCGAGGGATAACTATGATAAGGTCATGTTCGCCAATGTTGAACTAATGGGGTTAGTGAGAAGCCTATATAAGACAAACTACTGGGATGTCAATAAGCTTGATTACGTCGTCAATCAGGCAATTGCCAACGAGCTATTTGATACCGCGATTAACATGGGCGTAGGGGTCGCATCAAGGTTTTTGCAACGGGCACTGAATGTCACTAATAAAAACCAGCAACTTTATCCTGATGTGTTAATTGATGGCATTGTGGGGCCAACAACACTTTCCATACTGAACAATCATCCCAATCCACAACGATTATTTAAATGGCTTAATATTATGCAAGGAGCAAGATATTTAGAGATTATGGAGAAAGCGCCAGCGCAGGAAATATTTGCTGACAGCTGGCTAAGTCGCGTTGGCTTAGATAAAACATAGCCATATGGAAACCAAAGAGTTTAAGTTAAGCGGCATTGTTAGTGTATCTACAGATACCGATATGGATGAATTATTTATCAGATTTATTGAATGGGTTGAAAGCCAGAACGCCACATTCGCAGGTGGTATAAATCCGTTTGATGCAGACTTATTACAAGTTGAATAAGTTAAGGGTTTACGATCAAAAAGCTGATGCACATAGACGGCATCAGCTTTTTTGTTGTTCGCGAGTTTCTTGCGTTAAGCCAATCTATAGGTATAAATCAGATGAAACATCAAGGATTTTCTCGTATATCTGTATATTCATCTCACCTGATGTAACCCGGAACGTAATATGCAATCTGCTTGAGATCATCTCGAATTTACAGTAAATGAAGCGTATCAGTTCATGCTTTTTATTTTCCTTCAAAAAAGAATAGACCTCGCCTAACTCATACAAAATATAAGCTTCCATTTTTGGCGTAAGCTGACAGATTTTTCTAAAAGCCACCCCAAAGGTTATATAATGCGTATGAGACACCTCAATACCAAGATCAGTTTCACTTGAATATAAGTCTAGCTCCCTAGTAAAGCCCTCTTCTAGCTCTACGTAATGAATAAAAGTAATCGGGAAGACTATAGTATAGTCCTGTATTGATATTTCTGTTCTGTCACAGTATGGTTCACGTCTTAGTTTGGGATAGGCACTAACCTTCGTGTCGTTCATCATTTCGTTTTCGGGCTAAGCCGCCGTTCCCGGCAGCGGGTGGGGTTAAAACCAAACGACAAATCTCACCCAGCGATTGGGCTTTACCTGAATGCAAACGTAGGCATACTTACCATCCTCACACTCTCTCTGCTCAAGCCAAACGTTGGGTATAAGGGCAAACCGTTTGTCAGTAACCGCAATGCCAGTTGGTTTTCGTGTAATGCGCATGGCTGAGGTTTCTGATTTGACCAGCTTTCGGTAAGCCTGCAACTGCATTGTAAATTCAGTGCCTTTTATGGCGCTTAAGAGCCGGATTATCCTTGCATTGCTACGCTTTGTTTTCTCCGCTTCCTTTTTGGCAAAAGACTGCCAGCCCTGATTCATTGCCGATTCCATTTTATTGTAAAATGATCGAACTGCGGATGCTCTTGTGTGTAACATAGTTTAGTTTGTTAATTGTGATTTACCACCTCTTCACTTCCCCCGTGAGCGGGTGTATGTCGCCGGTCGCTACCCGTTTCTGCTCTTTCCCCAGCCAATACTCGGGGCTGTGACCAAGCGCCGTGGTGAGTAGGACAGCGTGGCGTTCGGTTACAGCCCGCTTCCCTTTGGTATACTGACTCAGGATGTGCGAGAAGATGCCCGTTATAGACTCCGCACCGATGTAGCTTAGTTTACGCTCTTTTAGGGCGATTTTAAGCCGTTCTGCACTTCGAGCTAGTGATTGTTCATCATTCATGAGTTCGTTGATTGTGGGGTATTTATGAGCGTATAATATATTGTTACCTCTTTAGCGGTCCACTTGTCTTCAATAGCCGCCTGTTTACTGCCGTACTCGGTGTAGATTTCCGAACGGCTCTCACCAAGTCGATTGTCCCACATTTCGCCGCTGGCATTTACCAATGCATAGAATCGTTTCTGAATGCGCGTTTTCATGGTTGAGCATTGGACTAGAACTTGGAGACGACTTTATCAATAAATTCAGCCAGGGTAATTTCGGTGCCTTCGTGAATCAACCTACCGTCAACCACTTCGCAGGCTACATCATCCCCGTTACGCGCGTTCCAGTAGTTTAGAAAGGTGCGCCCCTCCCCGACCTGATGCAGTTCGAGGTTTATTTTTAATCGTTTCTGTGCCATGATTGCTATTGTTTACTGCTCTCTAAGGGGAATGTACTTACCGGCTAGTTGCTCTTTCACGGTAGCCAGGCGGATGGACTGCCCACTGAACATAATGGGCTTACCCGTATCCTTGAAGCGATCAATTTACTTGCCCACCGTCGACAGATGCACCCCGAACGCCTTGGCGGCCACTAATTCACTTGGGTAATATTCCCCGGTGGTGATGTTGACGACCGCTTTGGCGTTGGCGGGGGTGATGCCTTTCAGGGGATGCACCGGGGGTTTTCCTTTCAGCACTTTGGGCGGCTTCTCCTTCTTTTCCCTTGGCGGCTTTTTATCCCTCGGAGGTTTTGTGCCCGGCACGGGACCAAGCCCTTCGAGTTTACCCAGCGTGGGCTTGGAAATACCTACGGCCGCGGGCTGCTGGGGCAAATCGCCACTGAGTACGTGGAGCAAATTGCCGTATTTCTTTTGCAATGCGGGTAATTTGTGGTCAGCAAAGGTGACAGCAGCGGGTTTTGGCCCGTCGTAGAGGATTGCATGCATGGGGTTGATTGTTGGCTAGATTGGCCAGTGAAGTTTGAGTTGATAAAAGATGGCTTGTGGAATGTCGACAACTACAGCGTTTCCACAATCGTGGATTCTAAACTTGTCCAGTTCTTTGGAAAACCCATCATCCATTCGTACAGATTCATAGTCTGAATGGCGGTCATACCGTTTAGTTGGCACTGCTTCAGGAGGTGATTTTGGTGGGAGATTTTTGCCTGATAATACTTTTTCAAGGATTCCACCTTTTTTAAGACAACTCTCCCATCCTGAGCTCCGGGCGAAGGCAACGCCGTATGTTCGTTTTCGATAGTGATTGTATCCGAATTGGGCAGCATAAAAAGGGCGCCATTCAGCATCATACCCGTGTCGGGCAAGATCGCATAAGACTTGCTCGAGTCCGGAAACAACGATTCTTGGGCTGTTTTCAAAGACGATGACTGAAGGTCTAACTTCCCCCAGTAAACGGGCGTAGTGCTTCCATAGCCCCGACCTTTGGCCGTTAATTCCTGTGGCTCGGTGACCGGCGGCTGAACTAATGTCCTGACAGGGGAATCCCCCGGTGAGGATATCAACATGTTGGGGGTAGTGCAAATCTCGGATGTCGGCGTATTGTTGTACATCAGGAAAGTTCTTTTTTAATTTCTGTCGCTTCAGTTCGTCTATCTCACAATTCCAAAGGGGTTTGATGCCGTTTCGTTCGGCTGCCAACTCGAATCCCCCCGTTCCGGCGAAGAGAGAACCCATCGTTAATTCGCTCATTTTGCTTTGGTTAATAAATACACGTTATATCCTTCCCTGCCGTTCGATCCGTATCGCCCCGTTGACGTAGATGGTGATTTTCATGGGCATACCCGTATTGGGCAGAATCCCCTGCACCACCCGCAGCGTGGCGGGCTTCTCAATGCGTTTGGCCATTATGCGGGGTCAATCAAATGCACAAACTTCACAGGGCTGTGGCTTATATTCCTTTTCATAGTCCTCCCTTCCAAATGTTGTGTAAAAAGAATCGGCATCACGTCCCCAATGCCGCTTCAGCTCACCCGAAAGGTCTAGCGCTTTTTTCATGTATTTAGGGTAGTGTTTAGCTGTCGCCTTTAGGTCAGGTTCTTCCATATGCATACAAGGCAGACAGTTATTGTGCGTAAACACTTTTTTGCCACGTTCCCTTATATCGTAAATCACCGGATGCCAACCGATGTGCTTATCGACTATAGTAAAGCACCAATTATCAGAGTATTTCGAGATAGGAAAGGAAACGCTTATTCCCTTTGAAATCACATTGTTTAATTCAGATTTGGTTCGCATTGCCATTCTGCTTGCCCGCCGAACGGCTTCTTTCTTTACGTAGCCCACCAAGTTTACTGTTATGCCATTTTCGACCATGTAACGTTCTACGGGTTCAATCTTCAGCCGGATTGAGCATAGTGGCTTAGTTGGGTGGGGGATCATCTTTTGTTGCCTAAACAACTCAATAGCTGAACCCCTTGACATCCTAAAGATTACACAGGGAAAGGCTTTCCGAGCCCACCTTACCCCATCTGCCACAAACTGAAATGTGTCCGGTGAGTGCTCAACAAGGTGCGTGTAGTAAAGATGTAGTTCAGCCGGATAGAACTCTTTTGGCCCCTCTGCTAGCCAGCACAGTACAGCCATGGAATTAATACCACCCGAAAGGCCTAGCAATACCTTTTGCCCGGAGTAATCTTTGTGTTCTGGAAACAGGTCTAATTCCATTGATAGATTATTTATGATTGTAAATCATTTCGGTATCGCTCGACTACTGCACACCACCTCCGCCTGCACGGCCAGACGCGGGGAGCGCTCTTTCCATTTGCTGTGCCAGAGCCAGACGAAGGCGATCAGCACAAGGGCCCGCAGCGTGTTGATCAGGTGGCGACGGGGGCGGGTGGTATCGTAGGTGGTCATGGTGTGGTGGTGTTTTCGGTGTGCTGGATAGCTTGAAAAATCTTGTAGGGAATCTGGGGTACTACGGCATTTCCGTAGGACTCAATGGCCTTGTTTCTGTCAGAGGCAGGTATCCCACTGGAAAGCCCATCAGCCGCTCGTAAAATCTCGGATGAATTGGCGTACCGGGTAACTGGCCCAAGTGGAGCAGGGCGCTGGGCACCGTTCCATACATTCCCTTTCGTTTGCTCAGCTGGGAGGGCGGAAGTGTTGAGTTGCCGCCGTCCTGTGCGCAGGGAGTAGGCAACGAGATATACCCGCTCCCGTTCGTGATGGCATCCGGCTGCACGTGCAGGGATAACAAGGGGCGGCCAGCAGGCGTAACCGATTGCTTCCAGATCACTGATCTTTCGGTCCAGTATTCCGTTAGAAATTGAACCGGTAACATTTTCGTTAACGACCCAAAGCGGGGCGACCTCATCAACCTGCCGTAAATAAGCCGGCCACTTGAAACGGGGGTCGGATACTCCTTTACGGTTTCCGGCAATACTATTTCCCTGACAGGGCTCACCACCGCAAATAAGGTCAATTGAGTTGCGGTAGGGGCTATTATCGAAGGTGTCAATATCTCCATGTATAAAGGTCTGAGGATAGATTTTTTGTAGCCATAGTCGGCGTTTTTTGTCCCATTCAACCATCACGACGGTTTCCCATCCCATTGCGTGAGCGGCCACGGAAAAGCCGCCGATTCCTGCAAATAGATCCATTACTTTCATGGCTGTATAAATTCTGGCTTTAGCTGAAAATTATGGGTATCAAAACTGTATTCCGAAAAGGCGTCCCGCACCCACTGGGTGACTTTCTCCTTATCGGATAGTGATGCGTCGCGACTAACACTATGCTCCTTAAAATCGGTGTAGAATTCCTGTTGCCACTCCTCCCATACGTCCGGGGTGACCAGTGGTGTTGGCTCGAAAATCAGACTGTCGTTCAGGATATGGCAGAATAGTTGATAGTTCATGACGGTAGTTAGTATACGTTAAGAAAAAACAGGGTGATTCCCGCAAACGCTACGGCACTCACCAGATAGATCAGAAGTCCCTTTCGGGCTTCGGCTCGGTCGCTCAGGCCCATATCCAGAAGGCGAGAATGAACAGGGCCATGCAGGAGGCAATGAATGCCGCCATGAGCATTTCCAGCACTTCCAGGCACTTCTTGCGAAACTTGCGCACCACATCGCGCCGAAACGCTTCCCAGCGCGTGCCAAAGACGAGGTGATCAATGATGATCTCGTTCAGACGCGGGTTGTTGGTCAGGTGCGTTTTACTTAGCTCCGGCCGACGGGGGGATACGTGGGTGGGGTATTTGTGAAGATAGTTCATCGGAAGTAGTGAGTTAAAACAGTTTTGAATCGAAATAGTCCACCGCTTCTATCAGCGTGTCGAACTCGTCCTGCTCAGGGGGATTCGTTCCCTTGTAGGCTGCGCACCAGAGCTTATCGGGTTCGCAGTAGTAGAAGCTATCCAGAAAGCTGTAGCGGGCTTTTAGCTCCGACAGCGCTTTTGCGTAGGAAGCCAGCTCGGGCAGTGCGGGTGGGGTGGTGACGGGCGGGGCGGGGATTGCGAACATTTCTACCGGTTCGGAGAGTAGCGTAGCTCCCACTTCCTTTACCTTCTCCAGTAGAGTTTCTTTGGTCTTGAATGGATTAGTGCAGAC